TCTGTTCTGTATGATGCTCTACTTCTTTCAGCTTAACCATGTAATATTCATTAGAATATGGATGCCAGCCGCTAACATTTGCATTTATGCAAGTATTGGCAGAAGTGCTGCCACTCGGCTGCGGGTCATCATTAATTACTTTATCAAATTTTGGGAACATAAGATTATAAATTTAATACCTGCATAAATGCTTTTCCGTGTGGGCATTATTAATCAGGATCATTCTTATCGTAAATAAGCATCATGTCCTTTTTTCGTACTTCGCCACGGTTGGCAAGCTTGGCGGCATCTATGGTAAGTTTGGCGCTGTTAACTATTGGGGTGGCAAGCGCTGCCATAGCTTTACCCCTGGCTATTTCAATTTTAAGGGCTTCGCCTTCAATGCTTTCGTCGTTGAGCCTTTCGATTTGGGCAAAGAGGTGGTCGCTGAGGTCACTAATTTTGTTTCGCATGAGTTGATTTGTTTTTTTAGTTTATTTAATGAATGAATTGCAGATCTTACTTCCGGAGGAAACCGGGCTATTGTATTCCGGCGCATGTTCTCAGCCCTGGTTATCAGCTCAAGGTTTGGCAGGTTGGTATTAAGGCTGTTACCATCCTTAAACCAAATGCAGTGGCCGGGTGGAATAGGCCCCCTGTGGCGTTCCCATTTGTACCGGTGGTAGTGTACCCATTTGCCAACCGATACGCGGATATGCTTGTATGGGTGCCCTTGGTTATCAAGTCTTATGGTAATAACACCATCTTTACTTTTGGTGTTGGGAGGTGTATGGCCTGGCTTAAACATGCTAGCCTTCAACCTATTGTAAAGTGCTGCCGGCATTGGCTTGCCCTTATTGGCCGGTACATTACCTGGCTTAATCTGGGTATCTTTTTTGCGCTGCTCAATAAGCGCAGGTGGTATTACTAACCCAAGCTGGCGAAGCCTACTTTTAACGAAAGTTTGATTTCGTCCTATACTGGCGGCCAATCTTTTTATTGGTTGCTTCAGGTATTCCTTTTTTAGGTATGCATCAGTTTTAGCATCGCTGCTGGTTCGCCCGGATATGGCAGCACCTCGCCATTTTATTACTAAAGCCTTTGGTGGCTGCAAACCTTCGCACCTTATAAAGCGCTGCACTACGTGCTTGCTTACCCCAATTTTTGCCGCAATATTTACCCCCGACATTTTTAGCCGGTTGGCTCGAATAAATCGCTGGTTTGCTTTGGTTAAAATAGTTGGCATTAACATTAGTTTACGGTAATCACTTTTGCATTCAGTTGGTCAATAAGGCAAACCTTATCGGCTGCATCGCTTGCGGCAGTAATGGCATACTCGGCCAAGGTGGTTGGGGCATTGCCATCCCATTTATCTGATACCTCTTGAAAGTGCATCATGTCGTCGCTTACGCTTTCGCGGAGGTGGGTAATGGCTTCTTTTACAAGCGCCCATTCCTGGTCATTTAGTGTTATTGTTTTCATTTGGTAAGTATTTACGTTCAATTACTTCGGCCCTTATGGGTAATACACAGCCATAGCCGGGTGTCATTATTTTTACGCGGTAAAAGCGGTGGCCGTCTTCGGTGTACTGGCTGAGTATGCGGGTTACCTTGTCAATGGTTCTATCGCGCCCGGCGGGTACTTTTTCTATAAATGAGGTGCCAACGAGTGTCATATTACATGAGTATTTGGTTGCACTGAGCAGGTTTTAGTACATTCTTTTTGAGCAGATCAATTACCATGCGGGCAAGGGCATCGGGTGCGCGGCGGTCCTGGGCAATGTCAATATTATCGTACCAGCTATCGAGGCTTATTTTATAATCCTGCATGCCATCTTTTACCATCATGTAGGGTGGCAGCAGTGCCTCCATATCGCTACCGGTAAAAGCGCCAAGTGTTTTGCGTATTTTATGACCGCAGGCTTCAAAAAAGCCCTCATCGGTTTCGCGATAAATGCCGGCATGGTCCCACTGGTAATTTCTTAAAAAGATTTGGTGGTCGCCAATAAGGTATTGGTATTGGCAAAGGGCGGCATCAATGCCGAGTATCAGCAGCTCCTCGCAAAGGAAGGGGGACACTGCGTGGCGAAGAGCTCGCTCTTCGATGGTAATCATGGGGGCCATAAGAATGATGATTTATGAATGAGGAATGATGAATTAGCAATCGGGTGTAATTACAGCTCCAGTGCAAGCTGGGCTTTTCGCTCATGGGGGCGGATGCCTTTTACTGCTTCGAAGCGCAGCTCCATCAGGGCTTTCAGGATGGCTACATCCATATGTAGCCAGTTCATGATCATGATGGCCATTGGGGTTTCGTCGGTAGCGCCGTACTTAATGTACATCTGCTTTTTCCACTGCACATTGCGCATGCCGGTAGCAAGCAGGGTCATGTTGCTGGTTACCTGGCTAAGCTTTAGGATGGTAAGTCCATCACATATAGCGGTACCAAGCGGGCTGTGGCTTACTGCCATTTCGTACTGCTCTCCTGGTTCGTACCAGGCTACCATTGGGGCGATGTACATAAAGTGGCTGGCAAACAGGCCGCCGGTGTAGTCGGTAATGTCGATGGTGTTTTTTTTCATAATGGCTGTATTTAAAAGATGACCAGGTGGTAGAAACCACCCGGGTATGATTGTTACCCCTTGTGCAGGTGGATGATGTATTTGCGCTTAAAGTAGCGCCTGATCATCCGCCTGTAAAAGGCTTTGTCTGTTTTGTCTATCGTTGTCTTTTTCATTTTGTCAACTGTTGACATCTTCGGTTAAAAAAAAGTTAAGCCACTGCTTTAATGGTAGCAATAAAGCGCTGATTGCGGAGGTGGGTACTACGCACTTTTTTTAGCGCATTCATTACGGCTTCGGTTTTTTGGGCATCGGTAACCCGGCCACGGATTACATTACTAACGTCATGTTTTGATACCTGTATCCCTTGCTGCGAAAGGATTTCAACTACCATTTTGCGGTAGCGGTGGGGGAGTGCTGATTTGTTAAAACTTGTCTTCATGCCTTCTTTCAGTAGTTCTACGCTATTAAATGATTATTATTTAGATTTACCTTTAGTACAACGTTTGTACAACGTTTGTACAACCTTTTGACAAAGCGAAGATAGGGGTTATTTTGAATTGACAAAATAATTGACAAAAAAAATGAAAAATAATTTGCTTTTGGACAAATATGCCATCAATACCACACCTTTTGACCTGGCAGTGATGGAAACCGTGGAAACTATTGCGGCCACTAAAGCCATACATAAGAAGGTAATACTTGCCGACCTTGGTATTAACCACACCGCCTGGGCCAAAATGCTTAAGCACGAACGCAACGTAAGTACCAAGCCCGACCGGCAGGCCGAAATTATATCTATATTAAAGGGCAAGTACGATGTGGATCCGAGTTATATCCGGCATTTTCCCAACCACCCGGCTATGTACCTTACCGCTATGGTAAAGGATGATGGTGGCGCTTTCTCGGTTAAAAAAGAAGGTAGCATTAAAAGCCTGCAAAAATCCCTGCGCGATTGCGAGAAGCTTATTAATAAGCTGATGGCGGAAAAAGACCTGCTTCTTCAGGAACTATCGCGACATAAGGAAACGATAGAAAACGACCGGTTACTGATATCGGCGCTAAAAAAAGCGGCCAAAAACCCGGCCAAAGGCACAGAAAATACAGATGGTGATTGATTGATTATTAAAAGGTTATGGTATGTTAAAAAAGGAAACATGGCTTCGAGTCCCGTCTTCCGCTCTCTCTCAACCCGCTTCCAGTAAGGATTACAAGGTAGTGGGGAAAGGTACCCGGCCGGTTACTCGGCCAGCAGTGTTAGCCCTTCGTGCAGAATTTTTTAACAATAAAAAATCTGCTATGGACAAACTGTGGACTAAACCGACCATTTACAAGGACCCGAAAAACGTGGATTGGTACCTGTATTATTATTTCCGGCACCCACTTACCGGTAAGATGGAACGCTTTAAGGATCGGTTTGAAATGAACCGGTGGAAGGACCTGAAGGAACGGCAGGCCTATGCCGGGGAGTGCGTTAAGTTTATGACCGAACAGCTGAAGGGCGGCTTTAACCCGTACAGCGCTATGAAGGCAAGCGAAATGCATGCCGGCGTGCTGGATCAGTTGCAGGTGATTGCCGGCCAACTTACTGAGGGGAAAAGCAAAAGCCTGAAGGAAAGTACTACCCGGAATTTGAACAGCTTTAGTGCCTGGGTAAAGCTGGAGGATTATGAGGGGGTGGGGCTGCACCTGTTTACGGTGGATACCTGCCGGGAGTACCAGAACTACCTGGTGCGCCGAAAGCTTGCCGGCAAAACTATTAATGGATTGATAAGCGCATGCGGGGTATGGTGGGATCATGCCATTAGCCAGGGCATTGCCGGGGATAACCCATGGCGGCAACTGAAATCGGTAAAGCGTAACCAGGACAATTCGGATTTGTTTGCACCGATTACGCAGGCGGAGATTAAAACCATTTTTGCCCACCTGCGCAATACCGGACAGCAAAACTTTGTAAACTTTTTGTGCTTTATATATTATGCATTTGCCCGACCGGTGGAGATTGTACGGCTGCGTATTGGCGATATTGACCTTGACCGTAACCTGATTACCTTCCGTAAGGGCAATACCAAAAACGGGCAGGGGGCAAATGTGCAGATAGTGCCGCCATTTAAAAAGGTATTGCTTGCCATGAACCTACAGGATTATCCTGCGGACTTTTATATTTTCAGCACGATTGATATGAAGCCGGGGCCGGTACCAAGGCCGGATAATATTACTACCAAAATGTGGGCTACCAGGGTAATACGTGCGCTGGGCATTCAAAAGAATATGTATGCGCTTAAGCATACCGGCAATATTGATTACCTGATTAATAATAAGGGCAAGGTTGACCTTAAATGGCAACAAATGCAAAACCGCCATAGCAGTGCTGCTATGACGGAAAGGTACTGCCGTAGGCTTGGCGCTTACTTTGTGGATACGGATGCGCTGTGCTTTAATGAGATTTAAGCGCTGGGTGATTACATACATTTAAGAACCGGGCAAGGTTTTTAAATGTTTGCTGTGCCCATTCCAGTTCCGGATCCCGATTGGCAAGCAGCATGATAAGCTGATCCTGCATCGAGGTAATGTTAGCACGATCGGCGAGCAAGTAAAATGCGGCGGCAATTACTTTGGCTTGCTCATTGGTAAATGCGGGTGGGGTTTCTGATTCAAATTGCTCTGTAATCTCCATGAGTAGATTTGTGATCTCTTCTTTTTGGTGTGCGATTTGTTCCATTTTGTTTAAGATTTACTTGATTAAAAACGACATATTTAAGCACATATTTTGAGGGGACAAAGTCGGTAAAAATAAATTTCTAAGATGTTAAACTGCACAGGCCGGTTTATAGGCCATTTTTGGTTTGCTTAAGCTTATTGGGGAGGCAGCCACCCCAAAACAAAAGCCCTTGCTGCAACTAAGCGGCAAGGGCTTTTACCCAATCCCTTCTGTGGGGATTATTCAGCTGGGTCTTCTACCACTTCATCTTTACCGATAGCTTTCAGCTTATCGGCGGCTGCAGTAAGGCCGGCAAGTACTTCGGCTTCTTCTTCAGCGCTGAGGCCTCCGGTTTGGAGCTTAGCTACCAGCTCGTCAATCTTTACACCTACGCGAGTGGTTTCCTGATCAATGGATGCCAGGGTTTCCTGGAACAATTCTTTTGTCGTTGACATGATCTGTGTTTTTGTGATGAAATTAAGTAATAGAGTAAACGCAATGTTTACCAGAAATAAAATTGCGATGGCGGTTACTGCGAAACTCATAGAAATACAAATATCTGTATAATTGTCAACAGTTGACAAAATAATTGTCATTTTAATGAAAGCGTAATAATGCGCAGGTTTTAACTGATCATCCCGCTTTGGCGGATATTGTTGATGGCATCGCCGGTTTCTTCGAACTCGCCGTAGATAACATTGGCGCGGATGGGCTGGTTCAGCCTATCGAGCAGGGCAAGCATTACGCGGGTCTGCATATCCATACTGCCACCACCGGCGCCGCTTACTGCAGCAGGGTCGCTGTTGCTTTGCGGACTAAAACCACCTTCGGCAAAATGGGTGCGTTGGGGTTGCTTATGAAAAGCCGGTACATTTAGTATTGCATGCCGGTTGGTGTACCACCTCGGTAATGGGCTGCTATCCTGCGCCCATCCCTTTTGTATAAGGGCATCCACAATAGCCCGGTTGCTGCGGTACACTTTGCGGCTAATGATTGGCTCACCACCTTCCATTTCGCCTACATGGCGCCCGGTGTTGTTATCAATAATAGCAAGGCCCCCCTGCTTATGGCTAGGGCCATTGGGTACAAAACCACCCTGTGCAAACTCCGGCGGGCGGCTGCTGCTTATTTTGGCAATGCTGCCGGCAGTTTGCAGGCCTAATAATGCTAGCAGGGGAATGTTGGCCGGAAAGCCAGGCTTAGCCCACAGCTTGATGGCACCGGCGGCAGCATTGATCAGTACTTCGGATATGCCTATTATTTGGTTGCGCTTATGTTCCTTCCTGGCTATTTTGGCCTTTTCGCGCTGCATTTTTTCTTCCAGGTTCTGGCTGCGTATGTAGTAATCCTGCTCGCTGATCAGCTTTTGCTTAAGCATGCTATCGAGCTGCTGCTGCTCCTTATTAAACCCGGCTTCAATTTTATTGAGCTTGGCCTGCTCAAAGCTGCCAATGATATCGGACACGGAGGAATAAACCTGTTTAACCTGGTCGAAATATTGGATGTACAGGTTTAATTGTTCTACAAGGTTTTGTTCCTGACGTTCTTTGTTTTTTTGTAGGAATTGTAATTCTACCAAATCAATACTCTCCCCCTTATCCACAGCGGCTTTTAATGCTTCCTGTTTTTCTAAGTCGAAGGCTTTTTGCTCTGCCTGCTGTTTTGCTAGTAACCGCTTTAAGGTGGCTTTAAATTCGTAATCGGATGTAGTATTTATTACATCAATCTGTGCCTGGGATATTTCGTCCTGAATTTGTTTTTTTACTTTTTTCTCAACCTCGCCAGCCCGTATAAGTTCCGCTTCTTTAGATTGTTTTTGGCTGTTTTTATCGGCATCAATCAGGCTTTTGTATTCCGATTCCTCAACAGCCCGGTTAAATTCATTGTTAAGCTGCCTAACATCTTCCAGCAAAGAACGCAATATGCGTTCGCGTAATTTGATATCGCTTCCGGCTTTGGTAAATAATTGCTCATACCTGCCGGCTATTTGTGCCAGCCGCTTTTCGTAAGGCGCAAGGGTGTTGAGGAAAAGCTCCTGTTCTATTTTTTGTAATTCTTTGGCAAGGTCCTCGAGTTCTTTTTTGCGCCGCTCGGCTTCTATTTGGGCTGCGCTTTTACCGGAGCGAACTTTGCCGGCAGCGGGATTGCTTTTTTTATCGCCAGAAGTAAGTGCCTTCCCGGTAGGAGTATCTACAAGGGTATCGGCAGGTAATATCAAATCCAGTTTTCTGGTTGCTGCTTTATCCACTGCACCTGGTATCTCAGTAATTCTACCAAGTGCTTTGTTAATTTCTGTTACTGCTTTTGCCATATCGGCGGGTAAGTCTATGCCATATTTCTTTTGCAAAATCTCTGCATTTTCCACCAATTCAATTTGTACTTTTCTTTGGTTTTGGATGAGGTTTTTAGTAATCTGCTCTGAGTTTAAAGACCCGTTTTCAATTTCATTTTGAATTCTTGTTGTTTGCTGTGCCAGCCACTTAACAATGTATTCGTTTCGGTCGGTAAGGCTATCAATGGCATCAGCTTCCAGTTCGCGTAAAAATTCTTTATTTCTTGATATGTAGCCAGTGAGCTTCTCTTTATTAATATCAAGCGCATTACCATATTCATCAAATGCGCTGGCAGCCTCTGGTACCAAGTTTGTTATGGAGTTAATTATATCGCGCAGCTCTGCCTGTTCTGATGCGTTGAGGTCGGTACGTCCGGCAAGTTCGTCATAGCGGGGAATAAGTTTGTTTACCTGATCCTCAACTGCCTGAAATTGTTTGGTGGTTCGGTCAAATTCATTGTTGGCCTCGTCGCCGGCTTCGGTTACTTCATTTAGCCAACCAATAAAGCTGGAGGTAGCATCGCGCAAGGTGCTGCTGTTGAATGCCGCTGCAAACTTTTTGCCAAGCTTATCTACCTGTGCGCCAAGGGTTTCATTTTTGGTATTGAATTCGGCTAGTATAGAGCTATTGCTTTTCAGGCTTTGGGTTGCGAGGTCAATTTTTTCGCGCACCAGCCCACCATTGGCGGCAAGCTTGCTGAGTAGTTCACTTACTCCTGCACCTTCGGTACCAAGGTCATCCAGCACTTTGGCAAAGGCTGTGTTGCTGCCTGCTGCAGTACTTGCGTTTTTGGCTACCAATAAAAGTGCATCGTTTATGTTGGTGTTTACGAGCTCCCCAAATTCGGTGGCGCTTACGCCGGCTACCTCGGCAAAGGTTTCGGTATCGCTTGCCATTTTTTGGAGGAGCTTAATATAGGCAGTGGATCCACGCTCTGTATTAATACCAAGTTCCTGAAAGGCTGCTGCAGTACCCAATATTTCGCCACTGGTAACACCAAAGGTTTGGGCAACTCCGGCAATGCGGTTGGCAATATCGCTAACCACAGGGCCGGTGGCAAGGCCTTTGGCGCCAAGTTCGTTTATGGCGTTGGCTATCCTGGTTACATCGGTGCCAAAGTCTTCGGTTTTTATATCGCCCAGGTTGTTTCGAAGGATTTGGAGCACATTGCTGATCTCCTGTGCATTGCCGCCAAACTCATCGCCAAGTGCTACGTTGATCAGGTCCAGCGCTTTTACATTGGCAACGGTGGCTGCTTCGCCGGCTTGCCCGAGGGCTACGGCAATATCGCGCAGGGCGGTGGTGGCGGTACGGGTGTTTATTTTGCCAAGCTCGGTATTGAGTTTTTCTACTTCTGCTTTGCTGAGCCCGGTTACTTTTTGAATATTGGCAATTTCATCGCTTAGTTTGGCAGCACCTTTTATGGCGCCGGTAATAGCACCGGTTACGGTTTCGGTAATGGCGGTAATGGTATTGCCAACGGTAACGCCAAGTGCCACGGTTTTAATTTGGGAAAAAAGGCTATTGGTGGCCGCACGAAAGCCGGTAACCTTTGTTTTCATTTCATCAAACACCTGCCCTGCCTGCTTAAACCGGTCGAAGGTGGCAGCATAGCGCGGGTTATCGGTGCTCATGCGTTCAAGCTCTTTGCGCAGGTTGCTTACCGCGGCCTGTGCCTGCCGGAAGCTCGGGGCCATTTTGCCACTTACTACCTGGCTCAGCTCATCAATGCGGCCTTTGGTGGTGCCAAGCTTACCAATTTGCTCCGCCATATCGCGGCCAGCTTTGGTGCCTTTTTCAATTTCTTTCTCGAGTTTTTCGGCACTGGCGCGTAATTTTTTTAGGGCGGCGTCGGCTCCGCTTTCGTCAATTACTATCTGCAGGCGGCGTTGTACTACTTGTGGCATAAGTTATTTTTTTGAAAGGTTGGTGGGGACACCAACCATTAATACATTGATTTATGATTGGCTGGCGCATGCCTATGCATTCCAATCGGTGGCATCGTACTCGTAACGTGTGGTGGTAAAGCGTAAGGAGATGCGCCATCCGTAGGCGTTTTCGTCTTCGAGGCCAAGCGGGTCCAATTGCACGTTGTCATCGAGGGCATTTATCAGCTCGCAGCTTATTCCATAATCGGCATCGTGTACCAGGCGGCTGATGATTTGCTCCGCTATTTGCAGGGTGCGCCGGCGGGCGGTGCGTATGTTGGTTTCCAGCGATCCGCTTAGTGGTACCTGCTGCCTTAGCTCCAGCACACTGTTCCACTGCTGCAGGCTTTCGGCCTGGGTGGCTGCAAAGAATTCGCTATGCACTACGTAAGTGCCGGCCATATTGCTCATGCGCTCGGGTGCCGGCAGATCGCTGCCAAAGCGTACCAGCTTTTTTTTGTTTGATGCCATCTCCACGTTTGCATCGAGGAGGGCTTCTAAATAATCTTCGTAAGCTTCTAACATAAATTATTTTTTTTATGGTTGGTGGGGACACCAACCATTAGTGAGAATGATGATTAATCCAAGCTAGCCTTCGGCTGCGCTCAGGGCTGTGCCAGGATGAACGGATTCCACGCGTTCAGCCTGGCGTTCTGCTTCTATAATGCTTTCGTTTAGTTCCATTAGTATGGTGCTTACATAGGTATTTTCTACCTCGGTAAAGGTGCCAAAGTGGCCATCTTTAGCCACCTGCCGCATTACGCTCCACATGCCGTACACGCTTTCGTTGCCGCTATCGCCGCTATCGCTAAATACGCGGGGGTTTTGGTCTATCAACTGCTTGCGCATGCTGCCGTACATGATGGCTATGGCCACGCGCTTTGCTAGTGGCCACCCCTCTATGTGCTGCAGGTGCTGCGCGCATAGGTTGGGGTCGAATGCCTCGCGCCGGTCGGCAGGGGTGGGGGCGCTGCCTGCCGGGCGATACAGCACACTTACCAGTTTATTTAGGTTAGCGGCATCCGCGTTTTGCTTCCATTGGCTAAAATAGCTTTCGGCATATACAAACTCGCCCATCCGCAGGTTATCGAGGTAATCGCTTGGGCCGTAGTACTTGCCAATGTTTGGCAACAGGTTTTTGGTGAGGTCGCATTCGGCAAAAAGAAAAGTGGTAAGTTCTTCGGCGGCTGTGGCAAGTCGCTCGGTACGGTCCATGGCCGGGCCAAAGCTTGATCCTATTTTTTTGGTGCGGATAAAGCGGATGGGGTTGTAGCGCCACCATCCTATTATATTGGCCATTTTTAGCCATCCCCACCCGGTGAGGATTTTCAGCAGCTTAATGCGCTTTTGCTCGTTGGGGCCCGGCTGCAGCAATAAGGTATCTACCACCTGCACGTATTGGCGGGCGGTTAGTTCATCCCAGGAAGATGGGAGGGAGGTGAAGGTGCCGGAAAGGAAGAGGTCGTTCAATTTATTTTCTTTTTTAAATGGTTGGTGGGGACACCAACCAATAGTGGGAATATTGATGATTTGGCTGTTGGCGGTGTGCTTTTGATGTAGTGAAATGATGTAGTTGATGTAGTGTAATGATGTAGTGTTTATATGGTTGGTGAGGACACCAACCATTAAAAAACTACATTCTGAATATTTTGCGGGTGCTGTTTCCGGTATCCGGTTTGTAGGCATCGGGGCCTTTGTACAGGTCGCTTGTAAAGAAGGTGGGCCACAGCTCGGCGGTGGCAAGTGTTTGCAGGTACTTGATGGCGCGGCGCATGGCCTGTTCGCCATCGGCTTCGGCACGCTTTTGCAAAAGGCCGGCTTGCTGGGCCGTTACGTTTACCTCGGCTGGTGTGCTTTGGGCGCCACCACCACCGGCAGCATTAATAATGGTAAAGCCATCGGGGCTAATACGGTACGGCAGCTTTTGCACGGCCTTGCTGATGGTAAGGTTGGCGGCTGCATAGCGCAGGCTGGCAAGCAGCTTGATGCTATGCAGCGAGGGCTCGGCTTCGGCAAGCAGTTCGGTTAAAAAATCCTCTCCAATGGCCGGGGTAATGTATTGCTGCACCACTTCGGTAAGTAGTGGCTGCAGGTGAATGAATGTGCGGAAGGGCTGCCTTAGCTGAAAGAAGGTGGCAAACTGTGCGCCGTTGGTAAACAGTTGCGCGGCCCGGTTATCCTGGATATCCGTATTTATATCGGTATAGTCCTCGGCATTTGCGTATAAGTACGCAAGCATTACCTCCAGGGTGTGGTAGGCACGCTCCTCGAGGAAGGCTTTCATTTCGTCGTACTGCCAGCGGTAAGCGGTGGGCATGCCCTCGCTTGTGGTTTGGCGGATGCCGCTGCTGGTAAGGCGGGTATGTATGGCCGGTAGATCGCTCAGGTAGGCAAATGCGGCAAGCGGCTTTTGCACCATGGGTAACAATGCTAGCAGGTGTTCATCCGGTACCGGGTTGGGTGGATCGTCTTCGCCGGGCGCGGGCAGGTTTAAAGTATCAAGTGTTTCATCAAGCGCATCGTACAGCGCCTGCCCAATGGCCGGGATAATAAACTGCTGCTCGGCAGTGGCAATGTCGGGGAGTTGGCTGTCTTCGTCGAGCATGCTTACACGAAGTCCGGAATCGGATATTTGCTGGAAGGTTCTTATTAACATGATTTATGAATGATGAATGATGAATAATGATTGGGCCTCACCCCCGGCCCCTCTCCGGGGGAGAGGGGTGCCCAGGTGTAAGGGGTTAATTAATTTTTAGAGGTATCTAAATGCAATGCAGGCAAGTTGGTGAAAGGTTGGGAGGTGCGAAAGGACAAAAAAAAGGCCCCCCATCTGGGGAGCCTTTGGTGGGGATGCTCTTATGGTAACTACTATGGAGTGGTTACGTTCAGGTAAATGTAAGCGCTGCTGTTGAACCCGGTGGCTGTAGCCTGTACCCTGATGAAATAGGCGGTACTGGTAGTAAGGCCGGTAATGGTAATATCGCTTGTGGCGCGGGTGGTGTTTACTACGCCGGTGGTAAAGAGCGAGTTGGTAGCAATGGTTACAATGTACCCTGTTGCGTCGTCCACATCGGCCCAGTTGAGCACAACACCGGTGGCGGTAAGTGCGCTGAGGCTGAGGGTACCAGGTGCATCCAGCGTAGGATCTTCGTTGGCCATTGTGATATCGCCTTCGTAAAAGAATTTGTCGCTGCTTTCTACAGTGAACTCGTATTCTTTAAATCCACCGGCGCCTTTGCTGCCTGAGCGGAAAGAAAGGCCGCTGAGTACTGCAGGAGTACATGCGCTACCAAACTGTACATAACGATCAACACCGCAAACCGGATCGTTGAAAATAAAGATACCATCTTCGTTGGCGGCATTTTCGAACCATTCGTTGATCTGAGCGCTGTCGCCCTTTATGATCACCTTCATTTTGTAGTTGATCACCTGCCCGCCTGCTTCGCCTGCAGCATCGGCGGTACCATCCAGGCTTTTTGCTTTTGCCTGTAGGCTCATAAACCCACCGTTGGTAGGAAATGTGTGGTTGGCGGTAATTGTTTTACTTGCTCCCGGCGTGGTAAATGGCGCGGTGGGTATTGCAATGGTTGTAAAATCGCTGGTGGGGCTCCAAAGCACAACATCGCTATGGCCCGGCTTTTTGTCTGCGGCGGCAATTACTGTGGAGGTAATGCTGCGATAATTTATAGACATGGTTTTTAAAAAGTTGTGTGGTTTGCATGGTTGGTGGGGACACCAACCATTAAGCAACCCACGGTTAGCTGATTTTTTTAATTGAGGTGCTGTTGTTTGCCACCAGCCAGTTCAGAATAGTAGAATTACCCAGCGAAGCGTGCAACTGATCATCCACCAAAGCCTCGAGTGCGGTACGCTTGCCTACGCCTTTTACATACAAGTTGGCGGCTGCCATTTGGTATGTGCCACCATCTACCTCAAAGGTTTCGGTGGGTATGCCGGCGGCGGGTAGCTTGCCCGGATCGGGTGTGGTGTGTACAATGCTATCGTAAGCCTGCTTTAGCTGCTCGTGTTCGATGAGGAGCTTTTGGTAAGCGGCTTCGAGGTCGGCTTTATTGTGGTTGGTGGGGACACCAACCACTGTAGCGGCTTCGGCTTTCGGCTTTTTGCTGGTAGTCTTTTTTTCTGTTGACATGGTGCAGATTTATTAAACCTTTAGTGGTTGGTGAGGACACCAACCACTAAAGGAAATGTTTATACCTGGTCGGTGGTGAACACGCTCTCCGGACGGAGGAAGTTGAGGGCGATGCTGTAATCGGTGTAGGCGTTTACAGCGCGCTTCATACCTTCTACCTTCATGGGGAGGTCGCCTTTTTTCAGCAGGCGCACCCTGTTTTGCGGCAAGGTTGCCCACAGCTTGGTGGCGGTGCCCATGCTTGGCAGGCCTACTACAGTACACTGAGGGAAATCGATCACACGGTCGAGGTCGGTTTCCAGCGCGTAGTTCGCGTTGTACTTGCTACGCTTGCCCTGGCGGTACTGCAGGTGCAGGTCTTCGTTCATGAAAATGTGGTCAATGCGACGGCGGTGCTCTTTTTCGATGCCGGCCACAAACTCTTCCACGTAGCTTACAAAATCTTCGGCACCTGCAGGAACCGCGCCCATTGCGCTGATGTTGATGCGAGCTGCTTCGGTAGTAAACACTTCTTTGATACCATCCATAGCAGTGCTGATTGCACCGGCGGTACCAGGTGTGGGGGCTGCATGCACACCAAGGTAGGCTTCGTTCAGTTCGAAGTCTTCCATCATGCGGTTGCTTACCAGCTCCTCGAGCCAAAAGCGTACAAAAGGCCACTCTTTGGGGTCCACTTGCTGACCTTCGAGGAAACCCAACCAGATATCGGCGATATCGTGCGGATTCTCTTCCACATCCACCTTCAGCTTAAACAGCGGAATGCTGTGCGGCTTAAATGTTGTGTTACCCAGTGGGGTAAATGCTTTTTGAAAGGGCTGCAGTACGCGGCTTACTTCGGCATCGGCCACACGATAGAGATTGTCCATTGTGGGGCGTAATGCAAAATAACCGGCAGTGATGCTTGGGCGGTGCAGCTTTTGTGTAAGCCGGGCCATGTTTTGGCCTTCATTAATGTAGTAGTTACCAAATTCGGATACTACATCGGTTACGGTGATTGCCATTTTTTTGAAATTTTAGATGAGTAATGAAAGCTTTTCGGCTACCGGCCGGCGGTTTTTATTTTTTTGCTTTAAAAGTTGGTGGGGACACCAACCTTTAAATGCGCTTTATTAACATGGAACGCCGCGCTCGCGTGCATACCTAAGGCTTGGCAGTTCTTTGCTTTTGCCTGAAGGATCCGTTTCGCGGGAGGTTTCTTCCGGTGCGGGTGTTTGCTCGCTGAGGGTGGCTACCTGTGCCGTAAGGGTGGCAATGGTGGCTTGTGCCTCGGTGAGCTGTGTGGTGGTGGTGGCGTGGGCGGCTTGTGCCTGTTCCAGTTCCTGGGACAGTTGGGACAGTTGGGACTGTACTGCTTCGAGTTGCTCCTGGGCTATGGTATGTAAAGCAGTTTGCGCTTGCGCCTCGTGCAGTGCTGCCTCTACATTATCCATTTGCTCGTGGGTAAGCATAAAGCCATCTGCTTCTACAGCAAGGCCGTTTACTACGGGAAAGATGGCTTCCGTTTTTGTAGCGGCTAAAATGTTTGCGTATTTCATTTTCTTATCGTTTTTGCGAGTTGAAGGCTACGCTTTACAGCATAGCGGAAATTGGAAATTTTATCAATCAGGCCAAAGCGCAGCGCGTCCTGGGCATTGTACACATCGCCTTCGAGTACGTTTTCAAGCCGTGGCTTTAGTTTACCTGCCCGGTTGCTTTCTACATCGGCCAGAAAGGTTTCGTTAATGGCATCAAGCTCATTTTGCAGGCGCTCATCTTTACCGGAATAAACCTCATCCATGTAAGCGCCTTTGCGTTTGCTTTTGGTGGCATATACATGGCGAACAGTGTAACCTTTTTGCTCCATGGCTTTGCGATCATCCAGGATGGTAACCTTGGTGCCAATGCTGCCAATGAGTGCATTGTGGCCGGCGTTGGCATCATCGCTTATTACTTCGCGAAAGCTGCTGCCAATCCAATATGCTGCGCTTGCCATCATGCCATTGCCAAAGGCTACAGTGGCTTTTGGGCTTCGGGCAATGGCGCGTGCAAGGTTGTGGGTACCATCTACCGTGCCGCCAGGGCTATCTATCCGGGCAATGATGCTGCTGATCTCCGGATCCATGGTAGCTGCTTCTACTACCTGTGCAAGGGTTTCCATGCCAGGGGCGCCGCAATAGTCGCTTTTCATAAGCGGCCCTTTTACTTCGAGTACAAGGACTTCGCCTTTGGGGTTACGGGTGGCGGTGCTGTCTACCCGGTAAGCGTATTTTTTTTCTTCACCCCATGAGTAAGCCTTATGCGCATTGGGATCAACCGGGAATGCCTGATTGTGAAAGAGCACTTTGTTTGCTACATCGGCCCAATACTGCGCCTGCGACTCTTCGATGAGCCACGGGCGATTGAGTATTTGGATGATGTTGAGAAACATATTGGGACTTTTGGGACTGTGGGACAATTGCCTGGTGTGGCGCCAAAGCCACGCACCACGGCGGACTTTAGCGGGACCTTCGAATTATAGTACCCCGGATGCCGGTAACCTTATTGGTGCCGCTGGATGCGTACATTATTCGGTACTGACTATAAGGCAGCAGGTATTGTGTGTTGAAGCTGGCAAAAACAAAATCGGTAGCGGCGAGGGTTACACTATCAATGTGCTTGTAATTGCTGTTATTAATACTGGCCTGCAGGTACACTTTGCCGGCTACGGTACCGGAGCTTTTGGTGCCGGTTACGTGGAAGCCAATTGCATCGTTGGCAGTTGGGGTAATATTAATATACAGGGTGTCGGCATTTACCAGGCTATCCTTGGCAGTGGTGGGGGTGCGTACTACGGAGAGCTGCGCTGTGGCAGGCTTGGGGGCAATGGCCATAAGGCTGATTGCCATAATTAAGAAGGTGATAAGCTTTCGCATGGGAGATGTTTTTTTTTATTAGAATGTAAAGATGTCAACAGTTGACAAAATGTGAGGGGACACGGACGCCGGGATTGGTAATTAACCCACAAAAGCAATGATCATAACCAGCAAAAACCAGGTAATTATTACCAAGGCCACCAGCCGGATGATTACCTTATCCTTTTTCATTTTCCGAAAAGTGTTTTTAATTCTTTTTTAGTAAGGGTAAATTTTGCGCCGTTAATGTTAACCAGGCACCCACCGGCCTTGCTGTTGCTTGCCTCGAGGTGAAATACGGAAAGTTTGCAGGCAACTGTTTTTACGCTGTTGGCTGGCTGGCTAAGCATTGAATAGAGCAAATTGTAAAGCGAATCAATTTCGGCCTTGGTTGCTGTAAAATTCACATAAAGATCAGCTACCCCATACGTCTTATACAATAAGGTGTAAACGCTTTTATCGGTTACCTTTTTAGTGAGGGCCACGCTTGCGCCGGTGTTGCCAATGTTTGCAACCTCGCCAATTTTAAAGGTGTGGCTGCTGTCGGTTATGTGGAATTGCCCAAAACTTGCCAGGCTAATGGCAAGCATTAGGAAGAGGGTGGTGGTTTTCATGGTTTAATGTCCCCTCCTGTTACGTTTGCATCCTGTGCTACAATCAAGCCAATACCGCCGACTACGGCAATAACAGCCCCCATGATCAGCTCCTCGGTAAATACACCATCATGCACTGCAAGGCGTACAATAGCGCCTGCAATCATTATTATTCCGGCGCTGGTTGTTTTCCAGTCTTTTTTTAGCTTTTTCATAGTATTTTGTTTTAAAACATTCTTACAATTACGTTTTTTTTGGCTGATTCGTGAACGGTAAAGTCGGCAAATTTAATTTTTTCCTTATCCCACTTTTCGGGCTTTTCATACCATTTTACGAAGGCCAATGCCGCTGCGAAAGCCTCTGCGGTTCGCTCCCTGGGGATGCCATAAAAATTGATGTTTCTGTTCATAATGTTGATTTTTAAATTGAGGTATTACCTGCGTTTATCAGGCTATTTAATTTTTCTTTTAGTTCAGTATTTTCTTTTTTAAGCAGGTTGAATGATTTCTGCAAGGCATTATGTTCTCCCTGTAATTTTTCGTACTGATGGTTAAGCGTGTTGTACTTAACGCCTACATTTATATATTCTTTTCGCAATTCTTTGAGCTCGTCGCGCAAGCCGTTACTCAGCTCGCGCCAAATGCGGGTGGCCTGCTCTACAGTATCAAGTTCGGTTTTTTCGGTTTCGGCAACCACTTTACCTATTTCGGCACGGTCTTTTTTCCGACTAAAATAGATGGTTACAAGTGCTGTAATTAAGCCAACCAAAGCCGCTGTAATTATTTCCATGCTATTTTTTGTTAAATAGGTAAATTTTGTAAGAAAGAAAGATTAGCATCAATATCCTGCTGCCCCATTATTTCAAAATTGGTGCGCCACTCGGTAACTTTTTGGGCAAGCCAAATGAAATCTTCGTTCCCGGCCATTGCCCCTGCAGTAATTTGTTCGATCAGGCTTTTGTAAGCGCCATCGCTTGTCATTATGCTATCGGCAAACCGGGCACTGTGGCCTTCGCGTAACCCACTCATGCGCGTGTACAGCTCGAACATTTTTTCCTTTTCAATTTCGATGGTGACCAATGCCGATGGTGTGTACTCTTCAAGGCCATCTTTTAGCTGTTTCAATAGCACGAGATCGGTAAGGGAGTTGGCTTCGCGCAAGGGTGTCATGGCGAATGCGGCATCACGGTGTTTGAGTGTTATTTTCATATTAGTAATGATTTTTCCAGGTGGATGATGAATAGGTTTGACTTACGCCGGTGCTGCCATCTGTGGCGGTGCAATCGGTACAGAAGATGATTAAGCCGGCGGCTGGGGATGCGATTAAATTTCTTTGGACTGTGGTCATGCGGGGAGGGAGGAAGCCTTTTGTAGTGCTATTTATGTCAAGTATAGCAGATGCCACAGGGTCGGCTGCGCTGCCTGCGCTATTCATACTCATACTCAGACTTTTCATTCTGGCAAAACGTGCAGCAGCATCACTGCCGCCTGTGTGGAAGTCAATGGGGTTTGTACCGCCAGATGATGTAGTTGCATTGCTTTGAAACAGTAAACCTTGCCGACTTCCGAAGGCCACCTGATTTCTAAGATCTGCGGTTACATAATTAGAACCATAAATAGCATAGGTGCCGGCGGCAATGGAATAAGCCTGGTCGTTACCAAGGGTAATTGATGAAATACCTGTGTTGGTTGTAGCCTGCACAATCATTTGGCCAACGGTTGTTCCTTGTATATTTATTCCACTTGCATTTCCTGTTGTATTTACCCTGATGCCGTCAACCGCAGAAGGCGCGGTAACCGTTAATTGTGCAGCGGTTGTTGTAGTTGTATTCATCCCAAACCTTCCATCGTTTGTCATGTATAATCTATCAAGCCATGTTATTACTGAGTTTGCCGCAGCAGATGCTGCGCTACGTATAGAAAAAAGACCATCTCCAATATACAAATTGGTTGCTCTTGCTAAAATTTTTCGCTTCCATGCGCCATCGAAATAGGCGTTGCCATTGAGATATGTATAATCATTAGATAGTAATAAGGATGATTGTGGGGCTTCCAAAGCCATACCATTCGCACCTGTCCAATTCCAGGCAGAAGGAGTAACCCCATCAAAATATAGTGCCTTGCTTGTATTGTTCCAGGCGAACGAACTACTGCTGGTTAATGCACTTGCGCCGCTCCAATATGCTACGCGAGGAGATGCGCCGCTACCCGTTGGGCTTGCCCCAATCTGCGCATAAGTATTAGCCGCCCTTTGCCTGCTTAACACAGAAGCGTTAGCCGTGTCACTATTAAGCGTGTAAGCCCGCCCGCTGCTGTCAACCTTGATACCTAAGCCGCTAACAACGTATTCGGTTGAACTGCCACCGCCACCACCTATACTATCCCTTACCGCCAATCTCGTGCCATCAAACAGGGTTAAAATTGCGCTATCTCTACCTGCATTTTTAGCAAAGGAAAATACCTCTTTTGCACGCAGCCCTGCTGTATCGGAAATGTTTAGTTTTAGGTTTATACGGTTGGAAAGGCTTGTAGTGTCCGTTGAGCTACCGCTTACGGTGCCGCCAACGCTGCTCCATGCGGTGCCGTTCCATTTCCATAGCTTGTTTTCGGCAATCGTCCAGGCGAGGGCGCCCCGGCTGCTATCGCGGCGGGTGCCGTTGGTCCATAGCAGGGGGTAGGTGGGCAGGCTTGCACTATCGGCGGCTACTTTGGGTATCAGGTAATCGCGGCCACGGAGGCCCTGGTACACCCAACCGGGTTTGGTGTAGTTTTCGGGCCAGGTGATTTGGGCGAAAGCCCCCCCCGCCCCCCCGCATGGGGGGAGAACGTGCAAAAGAAGTATGAACGCTGCTGATATGGCTATTTGAGTGGTCTTTCTCATCGGTATAAAAAGGTGAATTGTTCGTTTTCCTGAATGGGGTAATCGGCTGGTACCACGGCGATGGCGTTGCCGGCATCCCACTGAATTTGGTTTTGGCCAACCGGGGCAGATGTTACCGGCTGCAGATCGCCATATACCGGCCGGCTTACAAATAATAAGGTACGGTTTACCAGGGCAGGTATGGAGATATCCGTATTATCGGGCTCAGCACCGGTGCCGTAGTAAAATTCTACCTGCAGGGTTTGATCGCCGGGGGTAACGGTTACGCTGTTATCCAAAGTGTAGCTGCCCTGGTACACCGGCATGCGGGTGGTGCCGGTAAATTGTATGGTGAGCTGGCTTTGTGTGGCCTGGCTGTTGTTGTAATCGAAGCTGATCAGCGCGCCGGCATCCGGGTGGCCAATTACGTACACAATGTTTGTACCGGCCTCGGTGTACAGCATTACCCACCGGTGGCGGCTGTAATTGTAAAGCTGATGGTGCAGCAGGTTGCTGGTGCCTACTGTGTTGCCGGTAACGGAAACGGGGTAGGTGAGGCCTGCTGATGCACGGTTGGTGGCCTCGCGCAGGGTGCGCTTGCGGCTGGCAAGTATAAGGCGAAGCCAATTTTTTCCCGCAATCAGGGTAATATTAGTATCAAGGTTGCCGGTAATTGGGTTGGGTGTGGGGAAAGTGGCAATCCACTCCACCGGTACGGCAGCAATTAGGCATGCGCTGCCGGGGCTTACAAGTCCGCGGGGAATGGATGTGAGGGAAAGCCACATAGAAATGATGAATGATGAATGATGAATTACGAAGGTGGGGAAGGGTACCCGGAGGTGAAAGGACACGGTTAATATTGGTGGTTGGTGGGGACACCAACCACGAAAGACATTATAGAATGTGGATGTAGTGGGCGGCCATGCTTATTTTGGTGGGGAACGATTGGCGGCCGGGGGCGGTGCGGGCGCGGTACTCCATTTTTTTAAGGCCGTCGAAGGTAATTTCCTCTTCGAGCTGAATGCTGTAGTAAGCGGCAAAGGCTTCAATAGCCTGGTCAATGCCACTGCGGCGGGCTTCCCAGTTTGCGGTTTTGGCTACAAATAGCTGGAGGCGCTCTTTAAAGTCTTCTTCCAAAAAGGCGTTGATCTGTATGATGTGATCGGTGGTAAGTGCGTAGCCAATTTGCGGCATTTGGCTGAGGGGTGCTTCGCAAAGAATGTGGCCGGTAAAGTACTTAAGGCGGAGGTTTTCTTTTACGGTGCTGTGCTTAATATCGAAGCCGGGTTTGTGTAAAAGGCCACGGATAAGTGCCGAAAGTGCGTTGGAGTTGTTGATGGCGACAGGAAGGCCATAGCGCCTTGCGGCAAACTTGGCTATGTAAGGCTTGGCAGGGATACGGATGGAGTAAGACTGCATTAATTGCCGATTGTGCGGCTAAGGTAAGGGGTATTTTGTCAATGGTTGACAAAAATTATGGGTTTATGAACTTTGGGTAGATGAAACCGGTGTCGGTACCGTGGATGGCTGGCCATTTATGGTTGTTTAAAGGGCCGGTAATAATAATGGTTGCATTGTCCGGAATTCTTTTCCAATCTTGCCCGGTGGAAAGGTTAACCAAAAAGGGCTTTTCACCATCTAAGGTAGGGTTAACCTGAATGGTTGCCGGGAATGGATTTGGCTTGCATTGGGTGAGAAGGAGGCAGAATAGGCCAATTACTATCACGATTTTCATTTGGGTGAATATTTTGGCTAAAGTAAGGTTTTTTAGTTTTCTGAAATATGCCCAGTTATACTTCCACCCGGGTTGCCTGGCTCCCAGTGCTTTTTCATTTCGGCAGAGTAGTCAGACTGCTTTTCGTATTCTTCGAGGAAAAAGAAGCATTTGAGGTGGTGGGTAATAATGAGGAATTGCTTCATGTTTGGCCAAAAGCGGGCAGCTTCCAGGTTGTTGATGGTATTAATGTGAAATCCGCACAGGTCGGCAAGGTCTTTTTGAGTGAGGTTGAGCTCTATACGGCGGTTTTTGAGGAAGGCGCAGATCATTGTGCGGGCTTCGGAGAGGACTTGGTCGTTCATACTGGTTGTTTTTTATGAGTTAAAAATGCGGTCGAAGCTGATGCTTCGACGGACTAATAAATTTCGGTGAATTCCCTGTCTTTAAATAGTTCGGCAAGGCCGCTCAGTTGTTTCAGGCGAAGGAGTTCGTCGGCATCCATGCCGATGTGTTTCATTATCCAGGTGTCTGTTTGCCCGGCGGATTTCAGTTCGGCTACTATGTTAATCATCAGGTCAATGGAGTGCGATCCACGTGCGCGGTTGTGGCGGATGGTGCTTGCCATGCGGTTGCTGATGGGCTTATCAATTACTACCACGGGCAGCAGGCCTTTCTCGCGATCGTGGATCCGCTTACTGGTTTTCAGAATGGTGTAGCGATGAAAGCCATCTACAATTTCGTATTTGTCGGCCTCCGGCAGGTAGTAGCATACGGCGGGCATGGTGTAGCCATCTTCCCAAATGGAGAGTTCCAGCAGTTTCATTTCCGGAGGGGCCACAGCGTTTGGATTGTAGGCGTTGGCCTGTATTTTTTCAATTGGTACGGCTTGTACCTGGTAAACGGGGCTCATAGTATGGATTTGTATTTTTCAATAATTGATTTTCGTTTTTCCATTTGTGATTTTGTAATGGAAAAGGAAAGGGTGCGGCAGGTGATATCGTTCTTAATGATGGCCATGCACATGCGTCGCCAGGATAGCATGTCGGTTTTGGTATCGCCGGTAATGGTATCGGGGATGCCGGAAAAGCGAACTACGCGCTTATCGCCACTGCCACGGGTGCTGAATGATTCGGTTACCTGAGCAAATGGGTGTAGTTGAATCCCTTTTATCAGGTCTTCAGTTAGTGGACTGCCATGCTTACGCCAATACTGAATGAATTTGATAAATTTTGAAGTGTATTGATGGCGGCTATCATCGGGCAGGGTAGCCAGCAGAAACTTGGTGTAGCTTTTCCATGTGTGGCCTGCGGGCAGCTGTACAGTCTGGTAACCGGTTGCCTTGGTGTTGCAGTAAATGTTGCCAAAGTTGGCACCGCTTACCCGGTCGAGAAGCTTGGCCCATGTTTCGGGTTCAATTACGCGGAAAAGGTTAAGCCCTGCCTTTTGTTCATCGCCAAATGGCTCGCATATACGCATTTTGTGCAGCGGAACGCCTGCGCGGTGCATCAGATCATAAACCTTGTTATATGGCTTGCGAAATTTTCCGTTGTATGTCCAGATATCCTTTACATGCCAATCGTGGATGGGGTAAAAATTGTAGCAATTTGGGGCCATTTTCACCGAATAATTAAGGCCGTTGTACCGGGCAACATCTTGCCGGTTTATGGCTCGCCACCTGTTAAGGCTTTCATCCTGCCGAATGCCTACAAGGCAGGCGGTTTTTCCGAAGGATGATTGCCAGATGGCATAATCTTCAATAAACTTTTCGAAAGTATCGTCGGGGGTAAAAAATGGAAACGGGTGGTTTTGCTGCTGGATAATAAATGGATGTTTTGGCAGATCGCGCACCCATTTTTCGCGCTTGCTTTCTTCCCAAAATGTCCACCATGGTTCGTAGATGCTCACGCTGTTGGTGGTGCGCATGGGCAGGCATACCCAATGAGGGGTAATAATGTCGAGGTTTGGGAGGATCATTTCTTCAATAAAGAAGATGGTGTGCTGGTACATGGCTTCCATGTCAATATACAGGATGGTAATTTTCCTGTTGCGCTCGCGGGCAATATCAATGGCAATATTGGCCATTACGCCGGAATCTTTGCCGCCACTGAGGGAAACATATATGTTTTCGAAGTGGTCGAATATATAATGCATCCGCTCCACTGCTGCTTGGTGTACGTTCATAGGTCCTGTTTTATTTGTTCCACTGTTTTCCCTTTCAGGTATTGCAGCATGCTTTGTTTGGTGTCGTTGTTTTTTCGGATCAGGTCTTCCAGCGGGCAGTTACCCTGCATTCGGTAAAAACGCAGGTCGTGCTGCTGTCCGGTGCGGCGTGTGCGGTGTTGGCTCTGGTCTATTTGCGCCCAATCCCATGTTTGGTCCCAATAAATGGTATTGTGGTAGGCCTGCAAGTTAAGGGAGTAGCTGTTGGCCTGTATGGAGAGTGTTTTCGCCTTTGGGAAAGCCTTTTTACAGGCTTCCTGACTGGCAATGTACTTGCAAAAAATGATTGTTTTTTCAGGATCAATGGATTTGAAAAGCTCTGTGGCCACGGTAAATTTATCGGGTGTGCAGGCGTACAGGTGCTGCATTTTTTGCGTAAGCTCCAGAAAGATGTTGTTTTTCAGCCACATCATTTTTTCATTGTCCAGGTACTTTTCTTTGAGTCGCTTGTACTCGGCAAGGGTTTCCTCGTCAATATTGTAATCAAGCGTAAGGTGCTGTTCGCCTACATCAAGGTGAAGGTCTGCTTCGTACACATACGGGCTGATGATGCTGTACAGGTAATCAATGTTGTGGAATGCTGTGATGAATTCGCGGGTGTGGCCCTTGTGGCGGTTGCCGAAGTACTTGGTGATTTTGGTGATTTCGCAAAACGTGTGCTTGTACTGGTTGGCATCCATGCGCAGGATTTTGGGCGAAAGAAATTCGAACTGCGCCCACAGATCGAGCAGGTTACGGCTGATGGGGGTACCATTTAAGATGAGCTTGTACTCGCATGCTTTGGAAAGCTCGATGATTCGTTTGGTGCGGATGGCGTCAAAGTTTTTGATTTTCAGGCTTTCATCCACCACAAGGAAGGTATTGGCTGTTTGCACCTGGCTGAGCAGGTGCAGGTAAGTGCGGTCGCTGCTGCTGAGGGTTTCAATGCCAACAAAATGTGTGGGAACGTGGCATCCGCCCCATTTGGCTACTTCGTCCTGTATGCCGGTGCCGGCTACGGGAGGGTTAACCGATTGGTAAGGGGCAAGCCACAGCACTTGTGCAATATCGGGCACACTGCGGATAAGTTCTACAGCGGGGCGGGTTTTGCCCACGCCCGGGCGCATAAACAGGGCACCTACTTTGAGGGCCTGCAGGCGGCTGATGGCTTCAGTTTGCGGAGCGAGTAAGGCTTGCATCGGCTTGTGATTTAATTGGATCCATTTTTACAGGGATGTGTTTTTCTACAACGGTATGGCAAACCGGTTCTACCCGGCCGGTAGCAGGATTGTACCACCCTTCCTTTTTATCGGAATACTGCAGGCTTTTTTGCTCGAGTATCCAGGAGGCTATCCACCAAGCTTCGCTTTTGCTTACTTCGTAGTCGGGTGCCATTACCTGGCTTTTCGGCAAGATGGCTTCTGAGCCATCGAAGCCTTTGGCAAGGTATGCTTTGGGAGAGATACTCCGCAGGCTGGCGAGCCTGACGGAGTAGCAATGTGTTTTTTTCATGCGGTGGTGATTGTTTCTTCTTCAATTAAGATGAAGTAAACCTCACGATCAGCATCGCTGCAGGTAAAGGTTGGCTCAGGAAAGTAGCGGTAACCAATATGGCAGCGGATGTAATTGTTTGTGCCATCTTCGGCAAGCAGGTTAAGCGTGTTTTTTGCTTCCTCAATGCGGTCTTCGCTCATGTAAGAAGCCCAGTAAAGCTGCTGGTTCCCTTGGGGAAAGTTGGCGGGATCAATGTTTTTAGCGGCCAAATCCCATTCGCTGATGATTTCACCTACTACAAATTCGGTAACAACGGCAGTATTTGCCCTGTAAACGGGGTGGGTAGTTGCAATTTTTTTGCCTTTTAAGGTTTTGGCAATTTCAAGTGTAAGTACTTGGTTGGATTCGAAAACTTGTTTTGTGGTAATCATATCTCTTAGCGGTTTTTATTGAGTTGCCCCCTCATTTGTGAATACAAAAATAATCTTTCTTTTTGATATACACAAACTTTTGTGTATTTATTTTTTAAAATATTTTTTAAGGGCAATAAAAAAGCCGATGCACTGCATCGGCTAAATAAAAAAAGTGCCCTTAAAAAAGCACTGTGAAATTAGTTGTATCAAGGTAGCCGGTGTATTGCTGCTCGTGATCGTTGATGTTCCAAAAGTAGAATTTCCCATCGGGTCGGATGGAGTAAACTTCATATACATTTTTATCTCCTGGAAACTGAATGAGGCTGGTTACTGAAATTGAAGTTGTCATGGCTGATAATTTTTTTTATTTATGATATGCAAAAAACAAGGATGAGGTTAGGGCAAAATGCCCCAAAAGGAAACTGGAATACCGGAACCCGCACGTGCGGGAGAGGATATGCCGGGAAAACTTTTGGGCTTGACCAACCGAAATACTTTTGCAATTCAGAAAAGAAAAAATAGCCATGCCAACTTATGTAAATAGCCTGGTTGGAGGAGATACCAATATGATCAGTTTACCATGCGGCCCGATGGCTTTGGTCTGAACATCAACCAACGACAGGCCCGGCCAACCTCTTATTATAGTTACTTATGATTTCAGTTTTGGAAATTGCCACTGATACCGCAGAGCCAACCAGGGTAAGTGCAGGGTTCTACCCAGGCGCAGGCACGAGCACGGGTAGCTCCCTGCGCGCCCGCCAGTTGGCACAAGGTTTGAGTGGCCACCGGCCGATAGGCACATTAAAACATGCCGTGCTGCCAACCGGGCATCGAATAACCCACCAAATTAGCAGGCTACAACTGTGGTTATTGGTTGCACGGTTTGGCAGCACACCGCTACCCCTTCGGGGATGGCAGCGATAGCTGGGATCCATCCCCGAAGGGAAAATTTTTTAAATAACGAAATCTTTCGTAGATTAAAGGGTAAAAAAGCCCCACCAGTTGGCGGGGCTTGGTTGCTAAACTTTTAGCTTTTCAATTACTGCGGCGGCTCCTTTGCGATATACACAAACGCAAATCAGCGTTTTATCCTGCATAACGGCAAAATAGCGGCCATACTTTTCAATGTAGTACATGGCTTTAGCTTAAGTATTCGGTAAAGTTTTGGCAGAGGTCGAAGGCTCGGCGGCTGCGCTCGCTTGCGGTACCATCCAAAAGGCTGCCCATTTTAGCGTCTGCGCTTTTCCAGTCTTTTACGTTTTGGTAATATCCGGTTATGGCGTTGTATGCCCCAAACAGGGTGCCGCGGGTGCTGTTCATTTGCTGCGTTTCTGCGGTTTGCGCATATTCGTACACGTCCTCAATGATGTTTTCATACTGCTTGGAAAATTCAACGTTCGTGCGCTTGTCACGTACTGCCTGAAAAATTACATCGCTGGGCGCCATGGCTAAAGAAATCAGGCGCTTGGTTTCGGCGTCTGTAATATAGCTTTTTGCCATCCCTTGAAAAATGGGTTCCAGTTGGGCGGCAAGTTGGTAACTGATACCCATCACCCGGTGAGCTTGTGCAAGTTGCTGCGGTGCGCTCGCTGTGTGGCGGATGGTTACCATGTTTGAGCAATCACGAAGGGCGGCGGTTAGTGTATTGTTGCACACTATGCGAACGGGTGTAAATGCTGCCTGAATGCTGCCGCTGCCGTCGTGGGTGGTGGTTAAAAAAATGTACTGTTCTATCAGGTCGGATTTATCCACCTTTATGTACCCGGGCAATTTGGCGGTTATAAAAATGCGCTCACCGTTACCCAGTGCGCCGGCGGTCTCGTACATTATACCCTCATCGCCTCCCACTATCGCATCAAAAAAACAAAAGGCGGTGCGGTTTTGCACGACTTCGTAACGGCTGCCCACTATCCCGAGTACCTGCTCCGTATCTGTGCGAACGGTGGCAAAGTGGGTTTTTATTTCCGTGTCGGGCTGTGCTTCCGTTTTGCCGTTTTCAAATGTAGGGGTAAAAATTGGGCGGCGGGCTACCTCCCAGTTAAGCTGGGCGGCTTCTATCGCTTCCGCACTTGTGGGGTATTGGTCAACTATTTGCCCGAGTCCGTGCCAGGCTTTTTCTTTTACGCTAAAAAATGAGGCTTTGCCTGTCATTTGGTTGATGTTCAAATTATGTGCCATCTTGAAAAAATTGATTAGGTAAAAAAATCAGGTGCGCAAAGCTGCGCACCTGGTGAGGGGGTTAAAAAATAATTAGGCTTTCAATGTCCGCCAGTTTGGCTTTTAGCATTTTCACACCTTCGGCCACCATTGCGGAAATTGCAATGGGGTTGTGTGTGCTGGTGCTTCCTCCGTTTGCGCTGCGAAAAATTACCTGCTGCCCTCCGTTGGGGGACTGCTCAAATTTTTGCAGGTTGTCGAGTGCCTCCGTTACTTCATCACGCTGGGCAATTAGCACGTTAAGCCGGTCTAACTTTTCAATCCTTTCTGAAATGGGCGGCAAGGTGGGCGGCTCCACTTTGTTTGCGTCCGGGTCGGTAAATGGGGCGGGGGTTTTTACTGCCGGCATCACTTCCGGATTTTTGGCGGTAACGGGTAAACCTGTTACCTTTTCTTGGTTGGCGGTTTTCGCCTGAGTTGCTTCTAAAACTTTGTTCATAATACATCGCTCCTTTTGGCAGGGCTGCGGCCCCCTGTTTTTGATTAAATAATACTCTAAGTTAATGAATTTCAGGCATTTATGCAAGCTTTTTCTTTTGTTTTTTTAGATATTTTTACCCGTAAAAAGCCCGATTAGCCACGGTTCCAGCGATTTTTTGAAAAAAAATTGCTGGGGTGGCGGTTCGGTGCCGAGCGTTCGCCTGTCGGGCTGCTGTCCGCAGGGGAGGGTTTTGCCGATATATGACGCGCCACGGTGCGCTATACAATACGCGCCACGGTGCGCCATAGCGCTCCGCGCCCCTTACGAGGTAATGGTGCCCCCTTACGGGCACCCTTACCGCAAAACCCACCCCTACACTGCGTTAGGGATTGCAGTGGAAAGCCCACAGCCACCATCCTGTAAGGTGGTGGCGAGGACTTGGAACGTAAAGCCCGACCCAACGGGTAACGCCCTACCTTAAAGGTATTCCGGATGTGAAGCTTTTGAAGTTGATGAGTTTCATTTCCTGTACTGCCCATATGATCTGATCTACCACGTCACTGAAGTGTGTGGTTTCGCTCTGGTCAATGTTAGGATACTTGCCAGCGTTCTCATACTCTTTGTCTTTATGGGTCTTACCACCTGTCATCTTAGTGGATGCGCCTTGCATACTGATCTTGGTTTTGATGATCTTATCAGCATTGAACTGTACTGGCATAGCCTTATCGCCTATGAGTGCATCGTTGATGTGGTTGTACTTATCGAAGTGATCAGGTGTATCGCCCATGTAGTTCTCGGTAACGTTCCACTTGTTAGCCTTTAGTGTATTGATAACGATCTTGTACAATGGCTCTGCACCAGGGCGCTTACCAATAGCAGTCTGGTCGAAGATGTAATGCACGCGCTTATTGTGTATGTGCTGATAGTACGCACAGAAAAGGTTCACTGCCTCTACTATACCATGCGGGTAAAGGGTATAGAATTCGTTGATGAAATTAAGCTGCTGTCTGTTGTTGATCCTATTGCTTACCTGGCATACGCATAATGGGGCTACACTGTGCTGGTAGTCCATAGCAATTACCAATGGGAATTCAGGATCAAGGTCTGCATTGTTGTAAAGCGGTTGATAAAAACAGGCATCTGAAAGGCCATGATAAAAGCCGTGCTGGCTTTGCTCGGGGTCTTTATTGAGGATGGCCACATTGAACACATACTTCTTCATCCTATTTTTTTTATCCGCTAACCACTCAATGCCCAAGTTTTCAATGTTATCGAGGGCGCTGGCTTCGCTTACATGCACAAGCCCCTTACGCAATTGGTTTGCCCGGTGATGCAGGGCTGTTATTCTTTTGGTGATTAAGTTGCGCTGAAAACTGTTGGCATCATCAAGCACGCTGTTCAACTCGATCAGCTTCTTTTCGATGGTGAAAATGGTGGCTACCTTTTTGCTGTCCATTTTCTTACGCATATCCAATATCCATTTCACCTGTAGGAAATCGCCCATTTTATCGGTGCAATATATTTTGGCAAGGTATTGGGGCAGGTGGCCCCACAGATTGGCAAAACCGCGAAAAGTAGGGTACACTTCATCTTCAAGCTGCTGGGGATCCTGGTACTTTACTTCATCGAAAATACCGGATTGGAAATCAAATGCATTGGAAGCGCCTTTTTCATGGAGCCCTACTTCCTGGAAAGTGGTGCCATTCTTCCAGGCGATTGTTTTATCGTATTTTTTAATGGGGTAAAGGCATTTGTCGAATTCTTCGGGAGGTTTGCGTCCTACTACATAGTCAACATCCTGGGTGTAGCCAAGCTCAGTAAGGCCAAGTAAAATTTTTGGAAGGATGTTGGTTTCAATATGCACAAAGGTTTTGCCGAAAATGCCGCCAAGGTGGCCGGGCATGGCATCCATTACCTCCACCATAAAGGGCGCAATGCCACCAACGGTTTTACCGGTACCACGGCCCCAAAGCAGCCATCGGCTGTTAGCCCTTACCAGGTTAACCTCGGCTTGTGGTTGGTTAAGCTCCAACTGGACCGTGCGCTCAGGCTTCGGTGAATTCAATGTAATCTCCATGTTGCACGGTTTTTTTCAATAATTCATCAACCTCGAGCAAAAGCTCATCAATATCCTTGCGCTTTTCATCGAAGCCTTTAATAACAAAAATGATTTTGGCAGGTGCATGTTTATTGAGCTCGTTATCGGTGGGCAGGCTGTTGAGGGCATACGTGTAGTTATCATTTAGCTTGGGTAATAAGTCAAGCCGTTTGGCAGTTTCGGCAAGCTTAATGTGCCTGGCAACATCTTCGAGGTGCTGCGCCATCAGGTAGTTTTTACTGATTCGCCGGGTTTGGCCAAAAATGCTGTGCGCTTCGGTAATATCTACTTCGGCACGCCAACGGCTGATGCCAAAGCGGGTACGCAGTGCTGTAATGATTTCATCGCGGCCAAACTTGCGGCTGCGGATCTTTTCATCGGTAAACTGCAGCCTTTGCAGCAATTGCTCCTGCTCGCTGTTGAGGGCAATATCCTGGTGATGGATATAGCGCTGCACTGCCTCGAGGCTGGTGAGCTTATTGGGGCCTTTGTGTTTTTCTAGCTTCATAATAGTCCGCTGTAGTCTATTTTCATGTTATCCAATAGTTTTACGGCAAGGGTTTGGGCTGGGCTGCTGCCGTTTTTGGCATCCTTAAAAATGCGTTCCCTAAGTTCAAGCTGGCGGGTAAGCATGCCTTTCCGGATACGCTTTTGTACCGGGTGGCCTTCCTCACGCGTGGCAAGGGAAAAAGCAGCCTGTTCTATTTCCAGCACATCGGCCATTTCCTCAAAGGAAAAGGCGGCACCGGCCATCCGCTCAATGCTGATCAGCATCTCTTCGGTCCATTGCAAGGTTGATCCATCCATAGTAAAAGTTATATACGTCTTCGCTGCAGGTAATGATGCCTGCTTCGTAACGTTTGTTTGAGGTGTAATTGGCACTGCCTACTACGGTAATGCATTTGTTTTCGGCACTGCGCAGCATGGTTATTTTGGCGTGGGTATCGCACAGCACGCAGCGATCAGCACAGTTTTGAATGAGGGTTAATGCACTTGCTGCCCTTACATCTACCCGGCTATCAATAATGCATTCCAGTTTGGTGATTACACCGGTGTGTTTGAGGTCGGCAATAACACGGGCGGGCTTTTCGCTGAATGCATAGCTGCTGAGGGTAACCTCACAGCGGCCAAACTTTTGCAGCAGCCCAACCAGCATATCAATCATGCTCCAGGCGCCATCGGTCATCCAAAAGAAAGCCTGATCATCGGCGCCAATTTTATCGAGCACACCCTTAAGTGCCGGGCCAATGGTGAAGCTTTGCCCGCCTTGCAGCTTTGCCTGATGCTCCTTGGTGCTGTCCTGATCAGTTTGTGGGGTGGCGAAAATGTCAAGCATTGGTGTAATGGTTTAGTTCTTCTGTAAATCGCTTAAGCCGATCGGCGGCGGCTGTGTCTTCCGGTTTGGTGAGCAGGTTCTGTTTTTCGCGGCGGATGTAACGCTGCAGGGCAGTAATTCGCTTTGCCATGGCCAATGGTTCTGTTACCAGTTCAATCTCCTGGCTTTCGGGCAAGCTTCCGTGCTTTTTGTAGTAATCCCGGCGCTCGTACACTGTATCGAGTTCATCATCTTTTTTAAGCAAGGAAAAAGCGGTAAGACTGCGCTGCTCATCGTTTGGCAATAATGTAAGCTGGCTATGCAGGTCGGCAATTTCTTTAAGTAACCGGCTTGCCTGCAGCCAAAGGGTGTATTCTGTTTCATCGGTGCAGGCTTCTTTGGGCCAACGCTTAAAAAAGCTGGCCGTGGTTTGCTCCTGCACCTGCAGTACCTCAGCTGCCTGTACCTCCTGAACCTTTTCTTCCGGCAGATCGAGTTTGCTAAGTTCAGCAATCAGCTTTTGCCTTTTAAACGGCGTTTCTCCCTCGCTGCTCAGCATCTTCTTTACCAGGTCATTACGGCCGTAACGCACATACAGCGATACCCCTAATCGGTAGGGCATACCTGCTGCTTTCCATTGCGTTATTTCCTGTTTCATACCAGCAAGGTGGCACACTGTCCGGACAGCCGAAAGGACAGAGCTACAGGCGCTTAAGCATCCACTCTAGTTCCATGGCGGTGCTGGCTTTAAGTTTGTAGGCTCTCTGCTTCATGCTGTCATTAATCTGCTGCAGTGTAAATTCAATGCCACTATGGGCAAGCAGGTTAATCTGCAATTCAGGAGAGGTAAGCTCCCGATCGCTTTCGCCGGCATTTTCGGCAGGGCAGAACCCTTCCAGTAATACATTGAGTAGTTCATTGAGTTGCTCCTTTTCGGTAGCAACTTCATTTTGCGGGCTGTTCATGGCTGCAAAAAATAATATGCCGGGGGCTGAACAGCCCGCCGCATAAAGCGATTGGTGTGGTCCTTGCGGATACCACTTCCCCCGGCAATGATGTAATAGAGCGGACTGTTCGCTGCAATATTAATCATTTCCCCTTATCCAGCGCACGGCTTCAATATCTATTTCGTCGCGGTAAGGCAGGGTATCCGTAATCTTCTTAATGAAAAAGCTGGTATTTTCAATCAGGATCTCATCGCCCCATTTCAGTTTGAGGTAATCAACGAGGTTAAGGTTGAGCTTTGTTTTCAGGGTATCGTTTTCCGCCAATATTTTCAGCCATTCTTTCCACCACACATCGTACATGCCATAAGTGCTTAGTTTGTAGGCCATGCTCCAGGTACCTTCAATCTCCGGTTCCTCCTCTGTGCTGCCCACCACCCAAATGTTGTTGGTATTGCTGGCATAAGGCGCCAACAGGCTGCCGCTGTTATTAAGCGGGTAGTTTTTTCCCTGGTAAAAGGCAATGTGCAGGCCAAAGTGGGCAATGGTAGGCTTTCCTACCCAGTTACCCTCAATTTCGCAAATGGGATGTACGTAATCGTATGCAGTGCCCAAAACAGATGAAGGTGTATTCCGGGTGCTGAGGGGGGCCATATTGCTTTCAATAAAATTGGTGGCGTTGGCCGGTTCATAAGGTCCGGTGGCATCGCCCAGCCTTATGGGCGTGTAAGATCCGCCAATTTTTTCTTTTGCCCAATAGCCGGCATCATTTATGGTTCTGAATGCTTCGCCGCTTAATACCGGGGCGGGCAATGGCAGCCATGCCTGTTCGCGGCCATCTATATAATTTATATTGCTGAGGTCGGCTACTCCTCCGGCCATGCCATCGGTGTTCCAACTGCGGCGAAGGCCATAAATCTTGCGATTCTTTTCTGTATCGGCCGGGGCGGTTTGTACTGTCGGGCTTACGTAGGCCGTCATATCCTTTAAGCGATTGGCAGCGGTAGGCTGGCCAAGGGTAATGATGTTGCAGGTACGGCTGTTGTCATCAATTTCGAGCCCGAGGGGCAAAAATTTGACGAGCTCTACCAAAAACTCACCAATACCCACATTTTGCGGTACATGGTCGTTAAGCTTATAGGTGATGCTGCTGTATGGTGCCGGTATGTAGTAAAGAACGTCGGATGAGTAGTACTGATCGAGCTCGCACCAATTAACTCCCCTAAAGCTGGCAAGGCATATTTTTTTAAACATTTCATCGTTGAAAATGTCGCCGGTAACGCGATAGCCATTTTCTTCGAACACTGCCCTGAGCAAATAACTGAGGTAAATGTGCGGGCAAATGCTTGTGGCGTTGCCACCTCGGGCAAGCTGTATGCTGCCGCTTATTTGGTGCAAAGTATTGGGGCCGTTGCTTGATCCGCCATAGCTAACATCGCGGATGGGGAAAAATACACAATCGCCATCATCGCAATCGGCATAGCTCCATGTTTGGTGGCAATGGCGCCAAAATCCGGTGCCGGTGGTAAAATTGTAACCATCCCATGTATAGGTGCGTGCACCGCCAAGGGTAAGGTCCTTTAAATATTTGCCCTCTATTAGCTTGAAAAATGCGGAGGCATTGCACAACAGGTTTGCTTCCTGCCGGCCAACGTTTGTGCCGTTGAGGTTGAAATCGGTGGTGCGTAGGATGAGCTTACCGTTGGTGATCTGGTTTATTTCATCGTAAAGGGTATGGTCGAACTCCTTTTGGCGCACACTTGGCAGTACATCGGTATAGCCAAGCAGTCGCATATTGCGATCGGTAAGGGGCAGGCCAAAAGGGTAGCTTACCTCTGCCGGTATGGCATCGCTGCCATTTTTGGTTGAAAGAAAAAACGGGCTATTGCGCTCCCGCTGTATGCGGGTATTGGGTGCAATGTCCAGGTATTCGTCGGATATTTTTATGTTGATCATAAGGCCTCACCCCCTTCCCCTCTCCGGGGGGAGAGGGGTGCCCCTGGGGTAGGGGTTTATTAATTTTTAACACTAACAAACAAGCCCGGTTTGTTTAATCATTCTGTTGACGCTTACATGGTATATGTAGCCAGTGTCAAGTTTTACAAAGGCAAGCGCGCCGCTAGCAGGTTCATCAAGGTCGATATTATCCCACAGGAAGCTGCCACTGGTAAGAATGCTATCTGCGCTGTAAACCAGTTCAGGCGTGCCACCACAAATAGATTCCTGGCTATTGGAGAAGGTTACATAGTGCGGGTAATGGCCTGGCGTGTTTTCATCGTCGTCGCCGGCCTCGTTGGTGGTTACCAGGCTGTAAACACAGGTGCGGGTTTCGCCGGTATCTGTATTACGCATGATAAGGTGTACCCTGTAATCTGTATCCGGATCCAAATCTTCAAACAAATTGGTAATGGGCGCAGAATAGGGGATGGCTTTAATTACCCTTTCCAGCTCAGCATCGGCATCATCCAACAGAATAATATCGTACTGCTGCACCGGTGCCGGGGCGTGGGTAAAGGTTACCTGTATGGTGGTATCGGTAATTCCGTAGGTAATGATGGGGCACTGGGTGGTAAACGCAAAGCCCAGGGCTTCGCCAATGTCGGTGCTCTCAGGTGTAAACTGCGTATTGCTGAATGCATAAGACCATTCAATGGGCACTTCCTTTACCTGCGCGCTTACGGGACCAAAGTCGGCAGATTTATCCAGCACGTTTACCGGCCACCAACGATTATTTTTTCGGGTAAAAATATCGGTGCTCAGGAAAAGCTCACGCCTAAGATCGTGCAGGTTCCAGCCATGCACTACGCCTATATTGGCGCGGTAGCTTGTTTGTTCGGCTACCCGGTTCATGCGGCTCATGGCCGGAACGGTGGTGCCATTGTAGCTGCTTCGGTTGGTGGTAATATCTACCAGGTCATACTCGCGGTTGATGGTAAGGCTATGATCGCCGGTAAGGGCAATGCTCTCAAAGCCGCCAAGGCTGTTAAAATAGCTGAGGTGAAAGGTTTCATATTGCCCATCGTACTTCATTATAAAGGTGACCTCTTCGCTTAGTTCAGTTGTATCATCCATTACCTGTACTGTGTATTTCCACACCTTTTTAGCCGGATCGAGGGCGGCCATGGCGCAGTTGGCATAGCCGCAGGGTATGTGGTACACATGGTTTTCGGTAGCGCCACCGGGTAGGGGGATGGTGATGGTATCGGTAGTGGCATCGGTAAAGGTTACGGTGATCAGCAGTTCGGCATCGGGAGCATCGGCCGCAAGGTGCAGGTAGCTAATGTAATCGTTTACCCAGGGTAATTGCTCGCGGGTGGCAGGCAGCCAGGTTAAAAACTTATTGGTGGTGTAGCGGTTATCGAACCAAACATTGTTTTGGTAGCGCTCGTGGGCAAGGCCACCCTTTACAATAAGCACAGCATCGGTAACGGTTGGCGTGCCACCCTCAGCATTGGTATCGGCATCGTACTCGGTAAAGGTTACCCGCAAATTGCCGGTATGGGTAGTGGCATCTTTACCCACCATGCTTACCGGGCTTGGTGTGGCAAACTCCAGCAGCCGGTGTGCAATGCGGCTTAGGTCAATTTCCACAATGCCAATGCTATCCGGGCTTAGCGGGTAGCGGATTACCTCTGCCCAGGTAGCGCTGCCCATTGGCTGAAACTCTACCAGGGCCTCAATGTATAAACCAACAGTGGTTACATCAATATCCGTACCCACCTTGTAGCGGATGGGGTTACGGGTAAAATTTTGGGAGGAAGGAATGTTATAGAGAACTAAGCCCATGAGGAATTATGAATTATGAATGATGAATGATGATTTATGATTGGCCTCCGTGTTCCGGTTCGTGGGGGCACGAAGAATTATGAATTATGAATGATGAATGATGAATGATGATTGGGCGTTTCGTTATTTTATAAAAAGATTGTTTACGATGGCGGCTCCAAGCTCTTCGGCCACTATATCGCCCAGCTCATCAATGCGGCGATCAATTACCGGGTTGTACCACTGCTTTGCCTTGCGGCTTGTTTGGCCTGCCTTTTCAATAGGCGTGCCACGGCCAACACCCTTGTGTACATACACCATGTGGCGGGGTATATTGTACCCCACCCGGTTAATAAGGCCACCACTTTTACGGGTGCTTTGCTTTACGCTTTGTTTTGCCGGCTTTGGGCTCGGGCTGTTGGGCCGGTGCTGAATGTTCAACTGCCCCATTTCCTGTATCAGCTCCTGCTTTACTTTGCTCGCCCAATTGGTTATCCGTTTGTTCGCCTGATCGTAGGTTGACATCGTTTACTGTTTTTCTTTTAAAAAGATTGGTACCGTTTTGCAGCATGAATTCCGCTACGCGGGGCGTAATGCGGCTTAGCTTGCTGCGCCAATTAAGGCGAACAATTACTACATCGCAATCGCCCTGTCCGGGGCGGAGCTGGTATTGCTCATTCATTGAGGGATTTAAAAATAGCATGGTGTTGTTTTTTAGGGTGTAAATGGTTGGTGGGCACACCAACCATTAGCACCTAATTTAAAATTGAGAAAACGGTTATGCTAAACCGCTCGCTGTACATTACAAAATATCGCCAGTGCATGATCATGATACAATGCTTTCGGTGCTTTTGCCTTTATCCAAAGTGGTAAGTATCATACCCGGGAAACGCCAAACCAAATTCGGGATCCGGTCTTTCCAGCCATTTATGTGGGCAACGAGGTTTAGCTTTTTACTGATGCACTGCCGCTCAAACTCCTGTATCATAATCTGTACCATGGTGGCCTCCCTTATATCGCTACCGCTGCCGGCGCCACCGCCGTACCCTTTACCAAAGCTGCCGGCGCCCATCAGCGCGGGGTTCATCATGAGGGCAAACAGGATTTCGATATTGGCCGCTGCACTATCCGGAAGCAGTTCGCCCTGCTTGGTGGTGTCTTCAATAGGCTCAATATCAATCATGCTGTACCGGGTTTGCGTTACCGGATCAAGCTTGCCATCTACAAAAATGCTTTTATAGGCATTTTCGGCGCCGGCCAAAAAGTTGTCTATTTCATCGTACACCTCTTTGCGGGCTGCCTCCTGCTCATCGGCGGCCATGGTGCTCCAATCGGGAATATGGGTATCCCAGTACTCCTGGTAAATAACCACCTTATACTTTAGCCGGATGTTGTTTTCGAACATGGCGGCTTTCATAAGTGGTACTCCCTTTGCAATTTCTACCCACTTGCGGGCGGCATACCAAAGCGGATCACTATAATAGTGTTTGTTCCAATCGGGCAGGCGGCACACCATGGCGTATTCCTTTTTTGCCCGCTTTTCCGGCGCCATTTCCTTTAGCTTGCTAATGGCATTTTGGGGATTTAAAAAGGGTCGGGTAAGCACATCGCCACCGGCCAATGCACGCCAGTTACGGCCTTCGCTCCACCGGGCGCTCAGGTGTACATTTTCTATGTAGCCCTTATCGTTCTTTGGCTCGTAGCGCATTTCGGTAACATCGTGCCGCCAAAGCATGCCTATTTTGGTGCCGGCATTGTTAAACTTTATGCGGGCAAGGTCCTGCCCAATACCGCACAGGTCCATAAACCATGAGTAGGTATTGCTGGCAACATCGTTATCCTCCATCCATTCGGCTATTTCAGCATCATCAACCGGCTCCAGGGTTTCTTTTGCGTTGGCATCGGTACTGATCAGCCTCATAGGCATAATGCCACGGCCAATACCGAGGCGAATTTTGGCATGAAGGCCTCCGGAAAGTACGCCACAGGCTTTTACATCGTCCAGCAGGCGAACCGGCTGCAGGTTATCATCGCCCCAGGGTACGTACTTCACATTTTTATCGCCCGTGCCGCCCACTACATCGGTTGCCAGGCTAAGTAATTCGCTTGGCCTGGTTTCGGTTGGCTGTGCGGTATCCTGGATGGCGGATACATCGTAGCGGTCTTTTTCAAAGAAAACCGCGCCGGATCGCTCGCCTACATGTATTAAACGATTTCTCATAGTATTACCCTTTTACCGTTGTACTCGGTGATCAGTTTTATGTGAAGCTTTTTTATCTCCTGGCTTTTTGGCACGTAAATGTTCCGGGTTTTGTGGGCGTGGTGATCGGCCCAGCGGGTATCGCTGCCCAGGGTGGTTACGCTTATGCCATTGCGGCGCAGGATGTTGGCCGGCATGGCGCTTAGCTTGCAAATATTGGCTTGTGTAATGTGCTTAAGCTTGCCGCCGGTGCCGCGTTTGCGATCGGCGGTAACGTAGGTAATGGCAAAAGGAGCGCCACTTTGCATGTGCTCCAATACTTCGCTAAGCGTAATAATGCCGGTTGCCATGGGGGCAAGTTGGCGAAAGGTAGGGGATGGTGAAAGGACAGGGGTTTAAGTTTGGTTGGTGGGGACACCAACCACGAATAGGGGAGGATTTATGAATTAGGAATGATGAATTAGGAATGAATACAAAAGGCAGTTACCGGGCCCTGGGCTTTTTGGGGATGGCGTGCCATTTATCCAGCAGGTAATCCATGCCGAGGGTAAGGGCCTCCTTGTTTTTTGGGTGCAGGGCAAAGCGGGCAAAGCTCAGCATATCTGGTTTGGTGTACTGCTGCTGATCGCGGGAGAGGATGCCGGCAAGCTGGAGCCAGTGCAGTTTGGTTTCCAGCTTAAGGCGCTGCCGCTTTTTAAGCACATAGCGGTAGGTGGCTGCCTGCTGCGCCCCCATACCGGCCTGCCGCTGAAGGGCATGGCCGGTGGGGGAAAGCTCGAGCAGCTTATCGAAGGCATCATGTATTTGCTTGGGGCTCATATGGCGTGTTTTACTTGAAAAAATTGGCGGTGGTATATCGCTCGGCTCAAGGAGTAGTCCTACTTGCAGGGGTTTTCCATTTCCCGCATCTTACCCTGATTCTCGGCCCTGTTCACCCACCGTATAAGGCACTCCCGGAGTGGACAGTAGGTTATGCCTTATCGTATTTTTGGGTGCTTTGCCGCCAATCTTTTATAAATCATGGTTCAAAAATAACTTTTGTAAAGGATTTTCCCTCATGCTTCAGGTAACTTTTTAGCCACCTGATGGCTGCCTTTGGCTCTTTTACGTTACCTATTACATCGCTTGCTATGGTAACGGTGTACACATCGCCGGGGTAGCGCTTTACTTCGTAATAAACAGCCCGCACTGTATCTAATACATACCCTACATGCGCTGCCGGGCGGTGCAGGTTCAGTGGGTTTTTGGCGAAAAGGAAACGGTCCATGTGGTTGATTGAATTTAAAGTTGTTCAAAAATATTGCCATTTTATTTTATTGCCTTTTTTAATTGGTTGCAGCCCAGCCCAAACCCTTGTTTGTCAATTACTTGGATCATGTAAGTGTGTATATTGACGCGTTGGCAGAAATACCTAATCAGTACTTCTTGCCGTGATACTTTTGCCTTAAAAGATTGTATTCCATTTTTTGACGGATATGAAACTCCAAATCAATTCCTTTAAAGGCTGCCAAATCCATTGCCCTAATCATTATATCAGCAAGTTCATCTTCAAAAGTATTTTTTACATCCTTTTCAAATGCTGATTTAAAAGACGTTTCACTATCTTTCCATGTGTAACCTTCTGCCTCCATTTCTTGTATGAAATGTTTATCAGCATAATTATCTTTTCGGTCTGCCTCTAATGCTTCCGAAACTTCGCTATGAATTAAACATAGCATTTCGCCAATATTTTTAGGCTTTTCATAAAATCCCTTTTCGACATTTCGCTCGAAAATTACACAAGCAAGGTCGTTTAAACCCGCCGGTACTTCTGCCAACATGGTATTACTTCTACCCGTGCTGTCGTGCTTTTCTGTACTGTTGTGCATTTTGTAAAATTTAGTTTTTTATTAAATACTGTTGTGCTGCCAAATCACAGGCAAAAGCAATGCCCACTCGTTGAACTGCGGAAATTTGTAGTTATGGGCAAGGCTGAAAATCCGATTCATTAGGATAACCAAGTTTTCCATCCGACCACCTAACATAATAAGCATTGTAAGCACTTGCACCAGTTCCAAACCTATGACCAAATCTTTCAATGGTTCCAAGAGCACCATCCGAGTTTCTGCGGACAGGAAGCCCAGCAGCTAACACATTATTTGCGTCAGGCTGGGTTTGCGTCTCCGTTGGAAAATTTATGGTTAATTGAAGCTTCATCTTTCTAATTGTGTTTTGTGGTTAAAGTCCAGCCCGAACGCAAATAATCGTTCCGTTACACCGTCTGATCAGTAATTTTCCGCATAATGTTCTCCAGGCAGTACACCTTATCCTGAAGCTCATCTTTTCGCACAAGGTCGCGGTTTACTTTACTGTGCTTTTGTTTGGTGGCAGAAAGTGCCTTTTCGAGGGCTTCCTGTACTTCGTCCCACTGTGGGCGGGTGAGCCATACGTCTTTTATTGGATTTATCATTTGGTAAAATTGATTGGTGATTAAAAAAGTTTTCCGTTTAAATACTTTGTTTTTCTTCCATACTTCCGGCTCCATTGGTGCTGCCTGGCATCGTGTAGCAGGTGGCATCGGTTGCACAGGGCCTTTAGGTTGGAAAAATTGTTATTTGCTTTGTCATGATCCAGGTGAGCAACGGTTAAAGTAACCCGGCTTACTTTATGTTCCTCCCTTATACATTCTTCAGCCATCATGCCTATTGGCAATAATTCCCAAATTGCTTTATCCCTGTGGGGCCGGTATATAAGCGCGCTATTGGGTACCCGGCATATTTCGCAGCAGTTACCTGCTCTGCGGTAGCGGATCAGGCGGCTGATCAGGCTCCACTTGGGGTGATATTCGGCGTAGTTTATTGGCATAGTAAAGGAAGAGTTAACTGTTTTCTTTGCTGGTATTTGCTCCAATATTTATGGATCAGTTGGCATCTAATGCATTGGGAATCTTTATTATCATTGCTACCCCCACAACATTTACCCATGCTATTGCTGTTTTTTAATTCGTCTTTCTTTGGAGGATATTCATCGAATACCCTGAAGGCATAGCATTGAGCGCATTCATCAAAAAAGCTTACGGAAGTATCTGTATGGCAGCTAATGCAGGTCATATTATTAATTTAAAGGATTACCATTCCGTTACCCCACAATCGGGGCAGTAAGCCATGCCGCCGGCATCTTGCAGCCTTAGGTGTAGGCAAGCAGCAGAAACCTTTCCCTCCAAAATTTTTATGGGCGGGATGGTGATGGGGTCGTAATAACCCTGGCATTGATTACAGATAACTGGCAGATCGGCCTGTTCGCGGCTTTCTTTTTGTTTCCATCCGCAAAATGGACAGGTTAAAATTGTGGTAGTGGCCATGGTACTTAACTTATAGGTTAATTTTTTTAGTTTACAGATACTTCGCGAAGCATCCGCGGCGCTATGGCGGTAAGGGCATCTATGGCCAAAGCATCTCCAGCATCGAGAAAGTTTTGAAAATTTTTGGCATTGTGCAGGATGCTGCTGTGGTCCATATTGAGGTACTTGGCTACATCGGTGCTATAAAAGCCATATTTTTCGTAGGCGAGAAAGCAAAACAATTGCCTCGCCACTACAACAGGCCCCTTTCTGCCCGGCTTTATTACCAGCGCCGGATCTATTTTTTGAATTTTACACACATGGCTAAACAAGTTATCAAGCTTTTGCTTCACATTATTTTTCCGGCCAAGCTTGTAGCGCATGTATTTTTTAATGCCAGGTATTGCCTCATCGGGCACATTGGTAAAGCGGAGGGTTTGCCTTTTTTCGTTGGTAATTTCGATGTCAATCATGTTTTTTACTGTTTTTTGTGGTGATCAATTAAGAAATACTGGAGAACTGAGCGACTCAAATACTTGTTACAAATCGCCCTTTTTAAATTGTAAATAGTTGAATATCAATGTTTTAGGCTGTATTCGACCCCTGATTTTGTTACAATTTGTTACACTTTTTTTTGTAACAAACTGTATTTTTTTGTAACAAATTCTAATAAAAAAAGAGTTTGTTACAACGCTGTAATACAGTGCAGTAGCGGCTTTCAGCCGTTTTTTGTGTGCACTGTATTTTTTGTAACAAGGAAATCTGAAAATTTTTTGCATGTGCGACCTTTTAATTTTTACCCTTTTTAGCCCTTTTGGCAGCAGCAGCGCCGTAAATTTCTTCTGCTACTACCCCCACTATTACCGCTGTTTTTGCGGAAGTGGTTGAAAATCAACGTTGTAACAAATTTGTAACAAGGTTTTTACACCCTAAAAAAGCTCTGCCGGCTTAAACCCGGTGTCAAAATCGCCTCCGGTGGTCATTTCCTTATTATACTCCTGCTCCGGGGTGTAGCGGATCCGTGCTTCATCCTCCGGAGTAACAAAATCCTGCCGGCGAAAAACGAACGGGCGGCCATTGTCCTTTACCTCCACGTGTATGGTTTCCTCCGCCTGGGTTTTGCTGTCGAACTTCTTATCCCAGCGGGGGTAAGTGTGGCGGATCTGCTTATACTGCTTTTGTATTTGTGTGGCAAGCTCTTCGGGGCGCGCATTAGGTCCTGCTGCTTCTACCGCTGAACTATAGTGTCGGTATGTTTTTCCATTGTAATCAAATTCGTGGTACATATCCACCTTTAGCCGGTCGCGCAGTACCTGATCGAGGTAGTAGCTTTCAAACTTGTTGTTGAGCACATTGCGGTGGATGGCGTTTTTGGTCATCATTATCTGGTCGCAGGCAAAGTCGAGGAAAGCATCGCGCATGTAATCCCGTAACTGCTTTTCGATTGCTGGCTGGCTGTGGGCGATTACTTTCTTTAGTGCATCGGTTTTTAGCAGCTCCGGATCAAACCACATCCTGGTTACCCGGTCGGTTACCATTTTGCGCCGGTTGAGGAACGATAGCAGCATGGGCACTTCCTCACGCATCTGCATTTCGAGGTCGGGATTCTTTTTGGTAATGCGCGGCACCTTTATTACCCAGAAGCGCAGGTCCTCGTCGCTGGCATATATAAAGTTGTCCTCGTTGTTGGTAAGGAACATGAACTTGCCAAAGAAATCAATCTCTACCTGATCCTTACCCTTGGCGTTCACCATTATTTTATCGGCGGTACTAAGCGCCTTTATTTTTTCTACTACTACAGCTTTATCTATCCGGCTCTCTTCGCATATTACGAGCAGCTTGCTGCTCCAGCTGCTGTTGAAATCGTTTGCCAGGTCGGCATTGCCAACGATGGCGCAGTTGGCGGTAAAAATGTACTTAAGCAATTTAGCCAGGGTACTTTTACCGGTTTCGTTTTCGCGGCTTACGAGGCAAAGGATAGGGAGAATGTGTGTGGGATTGGTGTAAAGTAGCTGCAGGTAATCGAGCCCAAGCTCGAGGTGGGGTATATCCTTGCTTTCGCCGGTGCGAGGGTCTTTGTAGTGTACGCTTCCGCTGCCGAAAATGTGTAGCAAAAACTGCATAATCAGCGGGCAGTCATCCTGTGTGCATGGTTCCGGATCGGGATCATGATCGAAAGGGGCGTACAAATTGAAGCAGTTATGTATTACCTGCTGAAAATTGCTATGGTCCGGCACGTTGCAAAAGGCCTTGTACTTTGGCGTGTGCTTAATAAAGCCCTTGCCATGATCATCTACAATGGTACCCTTTTGCCGGCCATGAAACATGCGCTGCAGGTTATTGTTTTTATCGGGTACCTGCACAAACTCGTAGTACTGATCGCCTACCCGGAAATAACTCTTTGCCTCGGTAGGTACCTGCAGCTTACAGGTGCCGCTTTCGGCATCGTACTTAAACCTGTTGCCGTTCCACACAAATTCAATGTTGGCAATATCGGGCCTAAACTCGCTGTGAAAGGCAAAGAACTCGTTTACATCCTTTAGCCTGAAATGGCGGAGAACCTTCTGCTCCTGCCCGGTGTGGCTTACCGGGAATTTTACAAACCATGTACCGGGCTTGCTTACGCTCAGCAGGTCGTCGGCAATTTCATCTACCTTATCGGGCTTGGCCACCAGCAGATCATCCAAACCTTTGGGCCCCATGGTAAAGCCGGTGCCGGTTTTTTCGCCCATGCCCAGGCTATCTACATGCATAAACCACAAGTCCACATTTGCATCGGCGAGTACATTGCGGAACGTAACCACGCTGCCAAAAAAGTTGTGTGGGCGGCGGTACAGATCTACACCATCCTCCAGCTCCTTGGTGGTAATATTAAGGGCATCGCCATCGGTAAGCCATATTACCCGCTGCACCTTGCACACGCTGATCAGGCTGAGTACGTCCGGATGTAGCGCGCCCGTTTCCTTATCCTTTATATGGGTAATGCTGGTAAGCCCTACGCAGGGTATGCCGTGCATGCTTGCCTTAAATGCTTTAAAGTAGCCCTCGGTAAGTACCAGGGTAGGTACGCTTTCCTTTTTTTCGTAAGCACTTACCAGCAATGGCGGAAAGAAAGGGTGGGTGCCCTGCCCCTTGGGTAGCCTGTACTTTTGCTCGCTGCCGTTTTTGTTTACAATGGGCTCCTTCAGCCTGGTAATGCAATACTCGTTGCGCTTCCACCGGCTACCTTCTTTGGCATAGTTAATCAGGTGCCTGTCAATACTATAAACCAGTATATCAATGCCCTGCTCTACATCGCGAAAGATGGGGAAATCCTTCAGGTAATTTTCGCCTAGTTTACTATCGAACTGCCAAAGCTGAATGGAGTTTAGCTCTTCGGTTACGCCTATTAAATTCATCCGGTTATCGAAGTATGACATTTCCCTATTTATGATTTATGAATGATGATTGATGATTGGGGGGTGTGGGGGTTTAGGCATCCTTAAAAATGCCACTGTTCCTGACTACTCGCTCCATTTCTTTTAATAGTGCAAGTGCTTCATCGCGCTGGGCTTGTGTTTTGCGGTAATCGCTTACCAGCTTGCCAATATCAGCCTGCTGCCTTGGCAGCACCAGCGGAAGGTCTTCGGTAGGTATGCCGGCGCAGGCATTTACACAGGCTACTATGCGGGCGGCATTGGCTTCGGTATTGGCATGGTTGTACATAACGCCTTCTATTGTGCCTATATATCGGCGGCCGGGCCCCCACAGATGTATTTCTTTTTGGTTGATGGTAACATCTTCGGTGGCCCATGGCTCGGGGGTGTGCTTTGGTGTATTCATAAGAAATGGATTGATTAAATGTTAGTTGGTTTTTCGATGGTTTCATACTCAATTCTCCATACCCAGGGGTTGGGCACCACAGTGAGCGGCTTGCCTCGCCATTCGGTCAGGCCTTCGTAAGGTTTCAGGCTGGCAACATTGCCCCACGGGTAAACTATGTAGCCGGTGGTGATCAGTTTGCCGTTTTGCTTTATCTGTATGGGCTTTGGCTTGCCGTTGATCAGTTGCCAAAGGCTGCGGTAGCTGTCAATGGGATTGCTGCAGTACAATGGTGGATCGCTTTCCTCGCCCTGGTCAAGGCTGTACAGCTTGTAGCGGGTTGGCTTGCTTTTCAGTCGGTCTTCGGTGTAGCTTTCAATGCCCTCGTTTATGCAATCCTCGTCGCTTATAACCATTATGCGCTCGGCGCGGATAGAGGTAATGCGGTGAAAGTATCGGGCGGCAGCTGTGGGCATGTGGATGGCGGGTTTCCACCCAAAGAAATGATCAGTTGATGGGTAATCTGATTTGTAATCAAACTGCCCATCTTGTTCATTTTTCGCCCATGTTTCGCGGGTAAAAAGGACATCGCCGGGATAGCCGTATGGGCATTTGATGACAGGCATTAATCCTCCTTTGGGTTGTCCTAAAGGAACTCCATTTTTATAGGCACCATTTACAGGCACCAACCACTCAAAGTGAGGGTCATCAATAAAGCCACTTGGTTGGGGATTTATTACCCGCCTTGTTTGGTTTTTTCGCCCGGCGGCGTTGGCCTGTACCATTTCGGTTTTATATAATATTCCTTTCATTTCGGTTTTTTTTTGGCACGATATAAATCGGCACGGGATAAATCCCATGCCTGGTTAATCGGTCGTCGCTACGCGACTGGTTATTGGATTTACGTGTTTCTTTTTTGCCCACCGCTCTTCGCTTTGCTTTACATACATTTCGAAGGTTGGGCACGGTCTTCTGTCGCAATCCTCGTATCGTTTACCGCAGGTGCAAACTGATGCAAACAGGTTTGTTTGCTTGGGGGTATTTGCTTTCATGTCTTCTTTTTTTACGGCACGGGATAAATCCCATGCCTGGTTAATCGGTCGTCGCTACGCGACTGGTACTGGAAGAAATGTGGTCTTTAATTTGATTCTCCACATTGGTGGGTAGTTTCTCCAGGCTGCGCATAATGGTGGTGCCAAACCTTTCTACCTCGCACAGCACATGGCCTTTGTAGTTTTTTATGGTCCTGATTTTGTACCATATGCCATCTTCTTTAAATGGGATAGGCTCGGGTAACTCGATTTTTGTCCAGCTCATTTTAATGATGATTTATGAATGATGAATGATGATTGGGGGGCGAAAGCTATACAGCCCTAAGTTCAATTGTAGCAATAGCCATTAACTCTTCAAGCCTTTTTCTTTTTTCTTCAATATGCTTTTCAATTATTTTAACGCTTAACTCAATATTTACATCAAATAATCTATGGCTATTACTACCACTTGGAATGCCTAACTGCAAGCCAACTCTTTCACCAAAGGCGTTATGTAACGATGGTGTATTTTTTTCTTTGTCATCTGACAAAATTTTTGCCATGTCAGAAATTAATTTTTCTGAATTTTCTATTTCATTGTGGCAGCTCCAAATTTTTACTGCTGTTTCTTTTGTAATCATTTTATTTTGATTTTAGTGTTTAAAAAGTCCTGTAGGTTTACACAACTACAAGTATTGATTATCAATGCGTTTCTATGTTTTTATAAAAAGTAGTGTACAGTTACATTACTTTTCGACAGCCATCGCCCAACAAAAGCATTTATGCAATTACGGGCGGACGTAAGTAATTAAGCTTAGAATATCTATCGGCTTCACCTATACATTCGGCTGACACCTATAAAATCCCGTACTGCATAATATGCCTTACGGGGGTTAGCGGCAAGCATTTAGATTCCGTTTTGCTTGGTTTAAGTGATATGTAAAAGCCTTTTGATTATCAAAGCACAGTTTCATCTGTTCTGTATGATGCTCTACTTCTTTCAGCTTAACCATGTAATATTCATTAGAATATGGATGCCAGCCGCTAACATTTGCATTTATGCAAGTATTGGCAGAAGTGCTGCCACTCGGCTGCTGGTCATCATTAATTACTTTATCAAATTTTGGGAACATAAGATTATAAATTTAATACCTGCATAAATGCTTTTCCGTTATACGCCTAACGCTTAATCTTACTTATTATTGCGCAGCCGCCACGAAAAATTAAACAAAAAAAGAAGGGGAAGGAGTAGCAAAATACCAATTCTATCAAAATCTTCCACATGATTAATTTCTTTTTAGGTTATCAATTTCGCGTCCGATATGCCGCGCCCAATCGTTGAAATCAGGCTGCTTTTCTGGCTTTTCTCCTATTTTTATTGTAATAGGCGGCAACGGTTCGCCCTTTATCTTGCCCCATAGGATGCGCTGAATGAGTTGTATCATAATTAAATTACTCTAAATGGTTTGTTTTTAGAATTTGATTCATCAGCCAAATACACGCAAGGTTCAGTAGCTTCAATTCCATCCATTTTGTTGCCCCAAGCCCCTTTCGAGTAGTAGTTGGCGATTTCTGAAACACTAACGAGGTTCGGCATATCTTCTCCATAGCAAGCCTTACTAACCAATTCAGCCGCTTGTTTCATTGAGTAGGCCGCTACATATACATGATGCCGTTTGTACTTGTGTCCGTGAGAACGTCCGTTCCATATTTTAAGTTGCTTTGCCATTTTATAGTAGTGTTACTTTAGTGATATACTTTGCAGTTGGCGTA